CATGATTTGTTGAGCGAGTGCGATAGGTTTCATATCTGTTTTGTTTTTGTAGAGCCATGTGGGGGTTCTAATTAGAAGAGGGGGCGAGTGAATCCCATGTCTTCAAGGCAACGGGCGAGGCGATTTGCTTCCAGCTGATGCCGCTCTAGGCGTCGGCGTATGATGTCAATGCCCCATTCTACCAGCAACTGGAAGACAAACCAGCCCGTGATGATGACGCACCATGTAAGGTACGATACGAGAAGTTCACCAGTGGCAAGGAGGTATCCTAAACAAACCAGCGCACTTACGAGGGCAACAATGTCCACTACCGAATGCAGGTGCTCCACGAGGCTCCACAGGGTATGAAGCCTATCGGCTCGCCCGATGTGGTGGAGACAGTTCTTGCGGAGGATGATGACGTTAGATTCTTTTTCGGGTGTCATATTATAGAGCTATGTGAGGTTTCTAAGGGTTCAACGGAGTACGAGCTTCACGGTTTCCAGATTCAAATCGTCGTGCCATTTGTTGCTCGTAAACTTCACCATGCAGGGGAGGAAGAAACGTTCCGCCAGCTTGCGAACCTTTATAGAGTTAAGTTTATTCATGGATTCCTTATCGGGCGTAAGGAATCGGAAGCGCATATAGGTGAGGCTACCATCAACCATGAAGTCCACTGCCCCTGCTTCCTGCGCAATACGCAACCCCACTTCCTGCCAGTTCTGATTAACCACCGCAATAAAGTGCTTTGCCAGTTCTATAGCATCCCCTACAGTCAGAGCCGCCGTTTCCGCAAGTTTCCACACCGTGCCATTCCACTTCAACTTGTGGAGCCGGACAATGCACGCGCCATTGTGCGTGCGTTCCAGTTCGATTGCGTAGGGCCGCATGTACGGCTTAACATATGCCGTTCCTTCTCCATTCCATTCGGAAGGCCTGTCTATCCTATGGGATATTACACCTGCCTTAAAAGAAAAGATTGCAGGTTGAAGTTTATTGATTCGATTTGTGAGTTTAAGCCATTCCGTGCGGGAAAGTTCATCACGTTTCCTGCCTGTGATATCAATGTCAAATGCAGTCATAATTTTGTAGTGTTCTTTGTCGGTTCTAAGGGAAAAGATAATACTCTATCAGGTTTTTACTTTAATATGTATGATACTATCCTTCAAGGATATGTGCATAATCTTCAACGCGTTCGGTAGGTACGATATGAAAGCCGTTGCAACTTGCGAGCCATTCAATATCCCGCATTTGCCGGGTAGTGGTTTGTGAATATTTTTTGGTCGTAACATACAGTACTTTACCTAGGCGGTCGAGGGTGGCAACATGCGTTTGATAGGAGAAAAGTCGGGTGCGCTTCCATGTCATGGAGCGCAAACGCACTCCGTATAATCCGGTCCGCAAGGGAGACTTACCACTTTCTTTTCTGCCTTCAATGTATTCCTTGCCTAATTTTTCAATGTAGGTTCTCATGGTGTTTTATTGTTTGGTTTGTTGATTGTTTGGTTAGAGTTATTTGAGGGTTCTAATAAATAGGGTAGCTGGGGCGGGGTTTAAGTCATGCCCTGTAGGAGGGAAGGGTGGAAACGGTTGTGTGGTTATAGTCGAAGCGATAGTATTGTGCACCAGTCAGGTTTTTAAGGCCTTGCTTCAAGCTCTCCACTTGCTCTTCCACTTTAACGGCTTGTGTAAAATAGGCGCACATGTAGTCGGAATTGCAAAGGCGGTAGTTTGAATCCTCAATTTCTTGAAGCTTGGTATCAAGGCGAACCATATCATTGAAGATTCCTTCAATGAATTTCTCCATGTCCCTCCCGGTGACAATCCGCTTCTGCTTCTGCGTCAATTCGTTGACGTCAAAGTTAAAGGAAATATTTATGTTATCATACATGCCGGGGAGGATATGATGAAACACCACTTTCGGCCATGCGTAGTGACTTCTATCTATATAGGCTCGGATTTTAATGTCCGCATCAACGCTTTGCACGATTGCGGCGGCCAGACAGTCATCCATCATCCGTTCTACTCGGACGTTATAGACCTTGCCTTCAAACTGGCGAAGGCGTTCGGCCACTAGTATCAGCATGCGGTGAGTAATAAAGGCGGCCAGACCATAGGCGGCATTATCTCGGACAACCTGTTTCAGGTTATGCCCCATATTTTTCACCGGGATGACATAGTCATTCTGATTATTCTTCATGAGGTCGTCACGCACCTTGTCTACGGCGGCATCGATAGCGGCATTTGCCCGTTCAGTAAGGGCATTAATGGCGGCGGCACTGGTGAGGTTTGCGGATGTAGTATTCATTGTTTTATTCTTTCTATCGGTTTATTGTTGTTTGGTTTATTGTTGCGGGGCTTGTCCCCCGCTGGATGATTTCAGTTTAGCAGATTTTCTTATCTTGTCAACTAGTTTTTTGTTTTGTATGACAAAAGGCGTATCCTATTTATTTTGAGAAGAGAACAACGAGGGGTATAGGAATGTCCAAAAAGTTTCTATCCGTGTAGAGAGTAAAAGAATCAGAGTTTGTGCCATAATATTGCACGGCTCTTTCCCGGAATACTCTAATAGAGTTGCTTCTCGCATACGGTTCGGCTTTCGGTTCGCACGTAGGAACGGTGGTTGTGCAATCGGAAAGACGAGCACGGAACCTTTCTGTATTTTCAATCAAGTCCCGCACCTTGTAAGCGTTAAACTCTACCAGTTTAATACTAACGGCATTCTGAATACTGACGTGTTCATGTATCTCATGCTCGTCCGGGTAGTAGTCATAGGTGCGCACAATGCGGCACTTTTCACCTCGGCTATTAACGGCGTTTGATGAAACGTCTTGCGCTTCCGTAGTTCCCCATACTTCAATCTCATTTTCTTTCATAGTATTATTCTTTCTATTGTTTTGTTGATATAGTTGCCACCCTTCCGGTGGCTGATGATTTCAGTTTAGCAGATTTTCTTATCTTGTCAAATACTTTTTATAGAGCGGCGTAGTTATTCACGGTCTGTAATTTATGATTGGTTTATTGTTAAACCCCGGAACCCCCGGAACCCGTTGCACCCGATATCCCCCGCATTCCGGGGGCGGGAATTATTCCTTTGTCTTTCTACGTTGTTATTTGGTTAGAGTTATTTGACGGGTTCCGGGGGTTCCGGGGTTTAAATGTTCCACGTGGAACAATTTTGATTCCCCGGAACAAGCCGCAAGTGGTTTATATTCTTCCGGTTGCCAGCGTTTGCCCGTGCATTGTACGAATCCAGAAATTAACGATATCACGGGGACGGGGGGATACATTGTGGCCGTTCATATCGGTGAAAGTATGTCCCGTTTCTACCAAGCCAATCAGGTTGCGGATAGTACTGCGCAGGGTTTGATGCCCTTTCAGATACACCTTTACCCGGCCACCGTCTGTAAGCTTAAGTTCAAGGTAGCAGTTAGTCATCCGGCAACCCGGATTTATCCATGTCAGGACTGCCCCCATAAAGCGAGGCAGGACATAGTATTTTACACAAGGGCAGGGTGAACCGAAAGCCGGAGTGGCAGAATGAAGAGCAACCAGCTGGCCTTCAACTAGGGGGGCAAGATAGTAGTCTTTTTTCCACTCTTCAATGTTTTCAATGTCATCAGGGGCGAGGCTTTCATCTTCCCCGCACACCAAGTAATTGAGGGCATAGGTGGGAATGTCATGGATAAGGGCATAGTCTGATACTTTAAGTATTTCCGGTTTAGTTGTAGTCTTCATAATATGGTTGCTTTCTATTGTTTATTATTAGTTTGATTTTATAGGGCGGCGTAGTTATTCAATGGGGAGCGGCGTAATTATAGAAGCTGTAGCTACTGACTGGCAGAACCGTTGTTCCAGATACCGGTTAATTTCCTTTGCGTCATAGGTACACCAGTCCCCTAACTCATTCTCTTTCACCGCCTGCCACAAGCGCACAATGTCAGAATCATCTAATTCTGGCAGGGCATCCCACGGGTATATGTTAAGCAGGGCGGCAATGGGGCGTGCATGTGAAGGTGATGCGGCGAAAAAGATAAGGGACAGAAGGCCCTCGCCGTTTTCGTAGAATGCCCATGCCGGGATTTCGTTGTCTTTCAATTCAATTTGAGTGTTCATGATATAGTGTTGTTTAGGTTTTCAGTTGTATGATAAATTAGAGCGACCAAGAAATAGTTTCCGGGGAATCAGAAAGGGCTAGTACAAAAGCAGTTTCGAACGGTCTTATCACAATATATCCGAAGTCCGGCGTATATCCTTTAAGTTCTCCCAGAATGTACCAAGAATCCAGCCTGATTTTAATCTCACTTCCCCGGGGTAGGGTGGGAAGTAGCTTCCTTGCTTTTTCGATTCCCTTGCATACCCTATCCGTAACGGTAAGCATGAGAGCAGTATCTTCCTTCCAGTTATGGGGCAAGATTGTCATCTTGTCAGGGTCTGATACAGTCATTTCGTCATAGTCTAATTTTAGTATTTCTTTCATAAGTTATTTCTTTCTAATGGTTTGAGGTTATGCGGGAGCTTGTCTCCCGCTTGCTGATTTTAGTTTATCGGATTTTATTATCTTGTCAAATACTTTTTTAGGGTGGTGTAACTTTTCAGGGGGGACTTAACGGTTATACACAATCCTTGCGCCCGCTTCCTCAAGGGCAAGGCATAGTGGGTCTGAAATAAAGGCACGGCTGACTACCATTTCATGAGGGCGATAGTCCGCAATGCTGATTGCCCGCATTTCCCGGGATTCCCGGTTCCTGACAAGCAAGGTAAGCTTGCTTCCGGTTGCTTCCGCTAGTGCGGCGATTAGTTCCAGCTCTTCATCATGGCGTGCGGACAACTGGAAAAGGTAGGGGCGCGTTTCCCGGATATGAGCGGCTAAAATATCTATTGCCGTTTTCTTTTCGTCTTCATTCATGATTTTATTTCTTTCTATTGTTTTATTGTTAATATGTTAAATGCGCCCTGTAGCTAGGGTTTGCCCTTGCATTGTACAAATCCAGAAGTTAATGATATCGCGGGCTTTTGGAGTAACTTCATGCCCGTTCACGTCTGTGAAAGTATGCCCCATTTCTACCTGCCCTATCAGGTTGCGGATAGCACTCCGCAGGGTTTGATGCCCGTTCAGATACACCTTTACCTGCGAGCCTGAAACTAGCGTGAACTTAAGGTAACAATTTGTCATGCGGCATCCGGGTTTTGCCCACATATAGACGGCATCTATATACCAAGGGAGAACATAATATTTTACACAGTCACAGGGCAAGCCAAAGGCGGGCGTGCTGGTGAAATGTGCTTCCGGCTGGTCTTCCACCGAGGAAACAGGGTAGTAGTCTTTTTCCCACTCTTCAAGGATTTTAAGGTCTTCATCTGCCATATCTTCTTCACCTTCTCCGTATTCAAGGGAGTAGATTGCCCATTCTGGAATGTCATGAATCAGGGCGTATTCAGTAACATTGAGCATTTTAGGAAATGTATTCATGATTTTATTTCTTTCTATTGTTTTATTGTTAATATGTTAGGGCGGTGTAATTATTCAGCTTTAACGGGTTTCATATTCATTGAATGATACGCAGATAAGATACATGTTGTGAATTAGAATGCCGGGTATCTTCTACCTGTTGGACGTTTTCAATGCCGAAAGGGAACCATGCTATCTTTTCCGCTAGCGATAATCTTTCAAGGGTTGAATATGGGGATTCATCCACGGATGAAATTATCATAACGTCATAAGCACCTACGCGATAGATAGAAAACGTATCTTTCAGGTACATACTTCCCGGCCGGGAAACCTTGTCCTGTAGTACTTCCGAAGCCGCCCACATGGCGGGGGAAAGAGTATACTCTTTTCGGTGCAAGGAATTAAAGCTTTCAATGGCGAGGTGAACTTTTCCGTTTCCTTCTACTTTTATTTCCTTTCTGATGTGTAATTCTGATATGTCTTTCATAGTATTATTCTTTCTGTTGTTGGTTTGTGGTTAAATGTTTCGTAGAGTGGCGTATCTTTTCAAGGTTCAATAAATCTCTTCCAGCTCTTCCCATTCACCCGGGCGGGTGAAGAAGGTTTTAAGATCTGCGTACTCATGGCACGCCGCTGTGTACTGGCAATAGGAATCCATATTGCGTTCCCCCGTATCCTCGTCATATAGGGGCAATCCCATATCTTCACAAAAGTCCTGATAGGAGCCACAATCTGACTTACACAGGCAAGCCAGTACGGCATAAGCGGTGGGCGTCTTGTACTTATCTGCGTGTGACTGATAAAACGTGATGAAGATTGCGTCTTTTTCTCCCTTCCGGCGGTCTTCACGCCGCAGGACAATTTCCCATGTGCTATGCGGCTCTTTATCCCACAAGGGAACATATCTTCCCTTATACTTTCCGGTAATTCTGATTCCGCAATTTTCAAGGAATCTCTTTGCGTGATCTGTATATGTGCTCATTGTATTATTTCTTTCTATTGTTTTAGTGTTTCTTTTCGTTGTCCGGGTTGCCCCGGTGGATGATTGCAATTTATCAGATTTTAGAGTGTTGTCAAATAGTTTTTTGAGTTGTATGACACAATCATAAATCATTCAGTATCAGCAGATTCTTCTTCTTCATCCGTCCACCGCACCCGGTTGATAAATAAGCACAAGTCAAACATGTTGTAGTGGTGGATGTCCGGGTTGCAACCCCCATTGATGACATAGTGCATGAGAGCGGCCTTAACATCAGCTTCTTTTCCGCTATCCAACGCACGGGCTAGGTCTGACAGTCCGGCGGCGGTTGCGTAGTCATAGATAGCTTTAAGATGTGTAGCGGCGTCATAGTTAATGAGGCCGCACCTGCGATTGATGATGATGTTGATAATCATGATTAGTGGTCTCCTATCTATTTAATTAGTGTTCTCATTGTCCGGGGGTTGTTCCCCGTTGGATGATTGCAATTTAACATGATTGCCGGGTGCGTCAAGCGGTTTTCTTTCCGGCGCGTTGTAACCTGCTGACTATCTGCGTGTTATAATTGTGTCATACAACCCTTCGGTATCCATGATTCCCGGTTCCCCCGGTTCCCCCGGTATCCGGTTCCCCCGGTTCCCCTTTTATATATATAGTGTAGGGGATTCTTTTGTATTCTTTTGGTATCTTTTGGCCTTAAAATGTTCCACATGGAACAATTTCGGGCAATCGGTTGTGGTGGGATAGCGGCTTCAACGGCTTCAAGGGCTTCAAGGGCTTCAAGGGCTTCAAGGGCTTCAAGGGCTTCAAGATAGTTAAGGATTCATAACTATTAAGGATTCTTAAACATTCCTCCCTTGTAAGTGCCGTCTAACTTATTAAGTCCGGCCTAACATTTTAAGTTTGGACTAACTTTTAAGTCCAGCCTAACTTTATAAGTCCAGCCTAACTTTTAAGTCCAGCCTAACTTTATAAGTCCAGCCTAACTTATTAAGTCCGGTCTAACTTTATAAGTCCAGCCTAACTTTTAAGTCCAGCCTAACTTTATAAGTCCGGTCTAACAATCTTTGAAGATAGATAGTCCGATATTTGACTATCTGACGGCAAAACCGCAAGGACTGGCCGCCTGCCGATTGCACCGCTACAGGTACGCAAGATATAGGGGTGTGACAATTTGACATACAAGATATAGGGCTTTTACAAAAATGTAAAAGCCATTAGTCCAATATTTGACTATTAATGAGGGAAGGATACCTATACCCCCTAGGGTATGCTTCATATGTTGTTGATACTTAACCCGTCCAGAGTTGAACAATTTGAGGGCAAGACCCTGCCCCTTTCCTGCCTTCTCCAGCACCTTCAATTTCAATTCCTATCGGATTAGTAGGAAAACCGGAATGCGATTTTGCATTATATGTATTATGCGAAGTATGGAAGCGGATTGCCTAGAGTATCAACGAGTTACGCATATCAGGGTGTCAGTGGGAAACAGGTATTGCACCCTCGGTTCCCCCGGAGACCTACAGACCTCTTTATACCATAAGTTCCTTATCATCAGACGGTTGCAACAGATTCCGAGGATTCAATGGGTTGCATGGCGTACCGTTCCCATGACAGGGGCGGTGGCAGTTCAGGGCAGGTGGTATACCGTTCCCGTTGCAACACGGTGGCCTATCTTACCGATTCCGGTGCATGTGGGGGATAGGCAGGCCCCCCCGGGATATACCGTTCCCGGTGCAATCAGAGGCAAAAAGGTTCCGTGATGCACCGATTCCGTAGGTATAGGGGGAAATTGGATACCAAGAAAATCCAAACACCACCACGGTTTCCCAGGCTCCGGGGTTGCACGCGGCCCATAGTAAATAGTTGGGTCAAATTTTTTCCGTGGGGTACGGGGGAGGGAGTACCCTTCTGGGCATGTCGGTTGTCGGTTGTCAAGCAAAATCGACATGCGGCGGGTACATGGGTGGGTACATGGTCATGGCCGCTTCGCGGGGTGCGTGGGTTCCGTGGGTTCAACATGATGGTCATGACCTCTGGTCTGTTTCAGCCTCATCTGGTCTGCACCCCATCCCCGCCTAGTCAAGAAAAATCGACACGCGGCTAGTCCACGGGGGGACGTATCAACCTAGAAGGCGGGCATACTCTTCGGGCGGGTAGTTATAGCGGACCAGCGGTTGTGGCGCGTTCTAGGGTAGGACCCTCGATTAAATTCGGGCAAATTTACAAGAGTGTGACGGGGTATAGGTAGCGAGTGGGTACATTAGTCATGAAACAGGAGATAGGGCACTACCATCGACCAAATTTGCGCACGGCGGGCATAATGCGACGGAGCGGCTCTCGCGGATTTGGCGGCAAAGAAAAAGCCCGCAGGTAGCTTGACGAGACTACCCACGGGCGTAACTATGGAAAATGCCTGTAGAAAGGAGAGTGTTTAGTCCGCTCCTGTGGCATGCGGATTCCCCGCTTGGGATAGCCAGAAGCATTGGGCTTAGCTGGTTCGGTTGCCGTTCGGAGCGAACAGGTGCAACATATCACATCAGGGGAGAAAGTCAAGAGGAAATTGGTGTGATGGCGCGTTTACGAATTTAATCCAGTGTGGCGGGGTAGAAGGAGGGGACGGGGTCCGGGTGGATAGTTGTAGCGGAGGGAGGGTTGCGGCGCGTTCTAGGGTAGGACGCTCGATTAAATTCAGGAGATTTGGAAAGGGGGCGTACACACATGTGGGCGCGTATATACGCGTGCATAACAAAATAACATATTGGCAGAGGATTGTCTTGACTTTTTCGATGGGGCTGGTATTATACGGCCAGACAGGAGGGCAACGCGTGGAGGGTAGGCAGTAAGGTAGTAGGTAAGTCCTACTCGAAGCAACGCCCTCCTGTCACCCATCTCCTAGGTTGATGTTCCCAAGGCGTAGCCCTTCGGAGGTAGGCATGTCCTGCTTCCGAAGGGTTTTTCTTTAGCCGGAGAACCCCATACTCATAAGTGGCTGACGCCCAATGCTGTTCTCTTAATCCGTTCATTCTCAATCTTGTAACATCTACTAACAACCTATAACAAGCATGATTTAGAGTAGTTGTTACGCTAACCCCTTCTTTTTTAATAGTTTAACAACTATAACAACCAAAACAAGCAAAAATAGTAGTTATATAAGAAAAGAGGGGTATAGGGGAGGCCTTATATACACATATATAGAGTCTGTAGAATTTGCTTGTTTGCTTGTTATAGTTGTTAAGTCGTTTATTATCAATGACCCAGCGTAACAACTTCTTTCGAGCTTCAGCTGTTAAGTACTTGGCTCTTAACATCTTACATCGAGATTTTGATAGGTTGTTACGCTAACTCATTCAGTTTTAATCGCTTTCCGAGTTAGCCCTTTCCCTATCATAAAAACATGGTTCGCGGAGCGCGTAGCGCGACCGCCATACGGCACGAGGACGAGTGCGTACACGTTTAACTACGGTTTTTGCTTGTTATGCTTGTTATAGTTGTTAAGTCGTATATACTCAATAACTTACCGTAACAACTACTCTAAATCTTGCTTGTTACATGCTTGTTAAGGGTCGTAGATTCTACTTGACAACCCCCGGAACCCGTGGTAGCCTCGGACACCGTTCGACCTCCGGACGGCAATTCAAACCATAGGCCACGAGGGTGCGGACTACGCCGTCCACGCTCCACCGGCCTCATTCATAAAAGTATGCAATCCATTACTCTAATCCCCACGCCTTGGGATTTGTTGGAGCGGAGTAACGCTCCTCGCGTCTTTACCGGAAGCGGGAAGAATCCACAGGCAATTACAATCGACTGTCTCATTAACTTCCTCCGCAGTAACGACATCGCGGACGAGCGGTTAAAGACAAGTCTCCAATTATCACTCCTTCTCGATAAACAGGCAGGGCGGCCACTTCGTGCGCCATTGGCTCCCGCCTATGAGAAGGTCTATACCCGATGGAAGGAGAACAGCCCAGATGGCGAGGTGAAGGTCAAGAACGCGCTTCCTGCCCTCATCCCTTCCGTCATCTTCCATTCCGTCCCATCTATGCTGGGCGAGAATAAGAAGACCGTTGACCCGCGTACCGCATTGCGCCGGGCTATCTCCTTCTGGTCCCACTCCGGCATCATTGGTCTGGACATTGACCTAAAGAAGAAGGATGAAGATACGAACCCCGCCACTACGGAGGAACTTAAACGCATTGCCGAGGATAAGCTCTCCCACTTGCCCGGTTACTTGTTCGGGTACGTCAGCCCCAGTGGCGGGTTCAAGTTCTTCGTCCAAGTCGATGAACGGGCACGCGAGGCTCTCAACATCTCGGAACCCCCGGAATCCACGGATTCCACGGATTCCCATATCCCGGATATGGGCAAGTACGTCGCGGCTATTCGTCAGGCTCGCCACCAGCTAATCTGCAAATACCTGTGGGACCAAGTGTACAACCTCTCCGGTCTGACCTGCGACCCCGCATGTAAGGACATCTCCCGGTTGCAGTTCCTCTACCACGGGGAGTTGGTGGAACGGGATAAAGATACGCCGCAGGTATTTACCGTGCCCTCCCTTGACAAGCTGGTCGAACGGGCTACCAAGGAAACCGTGGCTCCCGCGGCAGAGGATGACCTCCTGACCGAGCGGGACCCGCTTCCCATTCTTATCTCCGAGTTCCCCAAGTGGCTGGACGATAATGGCTACGCCGAACAGGCCGAGGGCTTCCGGGCAATGCGCTGGGAGGGGAACCACATGTACGGCATGTGCCCCGCGTGCGCAAGCGTATGCACGGGACACCGTGCCGACCGTGACCTGCAATTCAACATTGTCCGGGACTTCCCATCTACCTCATGGTTCCATTGCCTCCATAGCTCCTGCCAAGACAAGGACCGGAAGGTGAAGAGCATGAATGACCTGTTCCGCATGTATGTGCTGGACATCGAGAACAGAGACATTGCCACCATAACCCCTCCGGTTACGGATGCTGAATCTGAATCCTTGCTGGATAAGATATATAACCCCGACGCAGAGCTAAAGAAAATCCTTGCCGAGACCGGACCCTTACCGGAGGGGAAGGCTTATCAGGCAAAGAAACCTGAACGCTGGGCTACTCTCGACTTCCCCATGAAGGACCCCAAGAAGGACATCGTTTCCGTATCATTCGTTAATGTTAGCTTCCTTCTTGCCTCCATTGGTCTCCGCATTGTGACCGATGTAGCTAATGAGACCAAACTGGTGCTGGACCTCGTGAGCCGAAGGCTCTATCCTTACGACCCGGAGTTCGTGAACCACATCGCGGGCAAGTGGGCCAGCTATCTGGCAGTAGGAACGGCTACCTCCAAATTGCAACACGAACTGGACGCAACCTTCCGCAGTATCTCCACCAACTTCTTCTACCACCCCCTCGCATCCACCTTGTGCGTAAAACCTTGGGATGGTATTGACCGAGTGGGGCAGTACATCCGTACTCTTGAACTGGAAGAGGGCATGGCCCCGGAAGGCTATACCGAAGAAGAGTGGCTGGACTTCGTGCTTCGTACATGGCTCTACACCGTCCTCGACCACATGGAGAAGTCGATGGAAGATGTTAATAACATGTGCCCCATCTTCTGCCCCATCTTCATTGGTAGCCAAGGTAGCGGTAAATCTTACTGGGCCTCTAAGCTCCTTGCCGACTATCCCGGATGCTTCACGAGTAGCTTTGACATCCATAATGAGAAGGATGCTATCGTGCAGAAGAGCAGTACCCATGTTATCCAGCTGGACGAGATTGACCGAATCCTCTCTAACCCGGAGGACGCGAACAAAGTGAAGAATGCTCTTGACATCCAGCCCGCCAAGACCCGTGCGGCATACCAGCGTGACCAGCGGATGTATAAGCCGAAGGCGGTGTTCATTGGTACGTCCAACGACCCCAACCCACTGACGGATGCCACGGGGAACCGCCGCTACTCTGTCCTTTATGTCCGCAGTATGGGAGGGGACCTAGCTACGGCGAAGAAGGTTCGTGATTCCATAGATATACAGCAACTATGGGCGCAGGTGTATGAGAACTACCACTCGCTAAGCAAGGATGTTAGCGAACTTGTAAGCATGGTGGTGCAGAAGTCCCAAGAGATAAACACCAAGTATGGCATGCGGGAATCCGCGGAGGAATCCCTTGTGACCCAGCTTCGTCCGGTTGATTGGGACATAGATACGGATAAGGAGGGCAATCCTTTGTGGAAGCATATTCCCATCACCTATACGGGGCCGCAAGCTCTCCTGCATATTCTCTACACCATCCGAGATACGGGGGTGGTGACGGACCAGCCGCGTTCCGCTAACGCTCCTAAGCGTCAGTCCCTCGCAGGGTTCAAGACCGCCATCACCACTTACTTCCAAGACGAAGCATGGTGGAAAACGAAACAGGTGTCGGGAGGAAGACGGCGCATGAGGTTCCTCCATGTAGAAGACTGGCTCAAGTACGCAAGCGACAGTACTAAGGCCCGTTGGTATCGGGACTTCCCCGAATGGGAAGAACAGGACAAACAACGCCAAGAAGTAATCGTAGGATAGTGAGCGAGTTACAACTTCATCAAAAATTTCTTCTAAAAACTTCTTGACAAAAATCCAATCTTTGATACATTGGCCTCGTCACCGGGATTCCGGGGCGGGGCCAATCCCGTTCCGCTAATCCCATAGAATACAACTAAGCAAACAAGCAACAAACATGACAGCAAAAGAAGAATGGAAATCGTGGTTCACCGGCTTGGTGAGGGATGGGAAGGACAAACTAGCACTTATCACTTTGACGATATTGGTATCCGGATTGTTTCTATATTGCCAGTACCGCGCCTTCATCTTCCTGAAAGACGAGTCTCTTTATGCCAAGGCCTGCTTTATGGTCATACTTATACCTATGGTGCTCGTCCCATTCATGATACACAAAGGCTCTTTGTTTCTCTTGCACTATATTCAACAACTTTTCCACATGGTAATCGTGCGTCCTGTGGTATGGGTAATCTATAAACTTGTTCATTAATATGTTGGAAGATATTTTAGTTTTAGTTGTAGTATTTGTTGGAATAGTGAATCTGCTCCTCCTGATTTACGAGGGGGCTTCCATATACGCAAAAGACCTGTGGAGCTATTACAAAGAAACGGACAATAAATCTAACCTCTTATGCCCAAAAGACTTATGACATTGGAAAACATGGACTACTCTCAAAGATTTAGGGAAAACCTCGAGGACACGTTGGAGCAGATGCTTCCGGTTCTCTCATTCATACCCTTTGTCCTTACCCTAGTGGTTAAAGGGTATTCTCCTGAATATTCGTGGATGACGTGCTTCTTAGCGGTACTCGGCAGTCACGTGCTTCAAATTCTCTTTGTTGTTACGGTGAACTCCATTCCGAAGAAGGATTCTTTCTTTTTCGGGGCAGTCGCCGCCGCTGGTTTCTACTTAGTCCCTATACTCTGCCTCTATAATGCGATGAAGAGCTAATCATGAAAGACCTAGCAGAATTATCCCCCTACATGGGCATCTATTACCTCTCCCTATCTATGGGCTTTCTGGTCAATGGTATGCCCCTACTGGCCTCCCTCATCTTCTCGCTCATTCTCGTCCTCATCGTTCTGTTGGTGTGGTCCTTCATCTACATCACCCTCACACATCTATTGAAACGGAGTAACCGGGACATGAACGTCAATATCTTTGGCCTCTCCGCAACATTGGTCACTCTCTTCTTCATAATCATATCACGCTAAACTATGTACAACGAAATTGCAATCGCCGCCCAAACTGTTGATTCCCACTTCTCCTATATGGGATTAGAGGAATCAGCCGCTGACCTCCTGCGCCATCTTCTGTGGGAGATTGAAGAATACCGGGAAGCTGACGCGGAGGACCGCGTAAAGGAGGCAACCGACATCGCCATTCTCGCATTGCGCCTAGTAGCCGCTACGGGGCGCGATGAAGGTTTCTCCTTTGAGGATGGGATATTCCTCGCAAACGAAAAATGCCGGGAAGTCGTGAACCACATGAACCGTGCCGTCAAGATGTACAAGAAGGACAGAACCGCCGGAATTCCTATGAGCACCCCACAAGAATACTACGCGCAAGCGAAGGAACAACTAAATACACCCAAACACTAATGCACGAAGAAATAGATAAGAACCCTATATCATTTTCATTGCCTCGCATTCCGGGGTATGAAATGGAGATTACAGACGACCAGACCAAACTCACAGGTGATACTCTTGCCGTTGACTTTGAAACGTATTATGAGGGGAAATATTCCCTCAAGTTCATGGACCCGCATTCCTACTGTCTGGACCCACGGTTCGACGCATACATCATGTCCGTCTATGACGGGAAGTATTGCTGGGTAGGACATCCGAAGGATTTTGATTGGGAGAAAACTACGAAGGACAAAACCCTCGTCGCGTTTAACGCCAGCTTCGACTATGCCGTTTACCTCTTTGGATTGCACGCGCCGGGGTCCAAGGGCATCCCGTGCACGCCAAGCTTCCAGCCGCCCTTCAAGGCATGGCTCTGTTCCCGCGCCGCTTCCAACTATCTCGCCATCTATGGCTCTCTTGACAAGATTGTCGCAAAGCTTTGGGGAGTAGAGATTAGCAAGGAAGTCCGAGCCAAGGCCGAAGGCGTTGATTTCCGCAAGATGGAAGTCATCCCAGACGACATGAAGGAATACGTGGCGGGCGATAGTTACTACTGTCTCGCCGTGTGGGACAAGATGAAGAACTTCTGGCCGGAAGATGAACGCGCCTGTTGGCTCAATACCTGCATCATGGGATGGCGCGGAGTTCCTACTTCCCGCCAGTATCTTCTTGACGGATTGGAGAAACTCCATCAGGCGAAAGAGGACTACAAGGAAGCTATCCCACTTGAAAAGAAACTTTCAATTCCTCAATTACACAAAGCGTGTGAAGAGCTGAACATCCCGCCGCCGGAGACGACAAGTAAGGTCAGTGAGAAATTTACGGACTGGCTGGAAGAGTATGGCCATCTCGTCCCGTGGGTAACGCTTATTGGGAAATACAGGAGCGTAAACCGCATGATTAGTATTACCGAGCGCATGCTTTCCCGCGTCTATACTGACCATGAAGGAGTGGAACGGCTTCCCTATACTCTGACATATTGTGGCGCAAGTACGGGACGCTGGTCAGCCGGAGGCGATAAACTGAACCTGCAACAGCTTAACCGTGAGGATGTTTTGGGCTTTAGCCAGCGCAATGCCATTCAGGCCCCGGAAGGGTATAAGCTCGTGGTATGCGACTGGGCAGGGATTGAAGCACGTCTGACCGCTTGGCTCTGTGGGCAGGAGAAAATTCTTGACACCCTCCGTGCTGGTGAGAAGGACATCTATGCCGCTAACGCGAAAGGCTGGGGCCTCATCCCCGCGGACGTTAAGGACTTCAAACAGTACTGTAAGGAAACTCCGGGGCAAGCGGATTTACGTCAGCATGTGAAGGCTGGGGTACTTGCTTGCGGCTTTAGTGCTGGATGGAAGGCTATTCAACGCTCGAACCCCGGAATGGACAGGGACCAGTGCCAAGCGATTGTGGACATGTACCGCAGTCGTAGCCCAGAAGTGGTGGCATGGTGGAGAGAGTTGGACGCATTAGCGGCTCGTGGCTATCGTACCCCCTCCCATAGTTTTGCGCTCTCCCTTCCCTCTGGCCGGAAGCTTTATTATCGGAACTGTTACAAGAAGCTGGTTCAGCCGAAGGATGGTCGCCGTCCCTACTTCGCAACATGTGTCGACCTCGGATACAAGTCCTCCATTGTCAATACTAACCTCCTTAGCAACAACAATATTCAGGCAATCGCACGTGACCTCATGGTCCGCACGTTCAATCGCCTGTGCAAGGAATTAGAGGGTGCGCAACCTGTCCTTCTCGTACATGACGAAGCCGTAGTGATGGTTCCGGCTGACCGTGCCGAGGAATACGCCCAGCGCATCGAACAGATAATGGAAGAAACTCCGCAGTGGGCTTCTTCCCTTCCGCTCCTTGCCGAACCTGAAATCATGGACAAGTACAGAAAATAATGGTTGCACTTACTCCATTCCCTCCGCAAGAAGATTGCATCCATGATATGGTGGAAGCAATTACCCGGCATGGCTTCGTGATTAATAAATCCTGCACGGGTACGGGGAAGACATTGGTTACTATCGAAACCGCGAAGGCTATGGGCAAGAGACTTCTCGTCGTCTGCCCTGCCATCGTAGTGACCCAATGGAAGCGAGCGATTGAACAGCAAGGAGCGGACGCGGTGGATGTCCTCTCATGGGAGAAGGTGCGCAGGGGAAGTACCTCCTACTACAAACGCCCTACAAAGGTTCCCAAGTCCCGGATAGTCTTCGGGGCTTGGACCCTTCCCGACGATTCCTTGCTGGTCCTTGATGAAAGCCATAAGGCCAAAACCTATGGTAGCCAAAGCAACATCATGGCATTAACTGCGGCTCATCAAAGGCTTCCAACGATTATGCTCTCTGCCACTCCCTTCGTCTCCCCTCTTGACATGAGCGTTCCCGCGACGTATGCCAAGTGGATTCAAGACCCCCGGCGCGGGTTCTGGCTCTGGGCACGTATGCACGGATGCACCGATTGCTTCTGGGGAGGCATCGAGTTTAAGCTCAACCCCCGTAACCACGCTATGATGGAGGGCCTGAAACAAAAGCTCTACACCGCGGGAGTTATGACAGAGATTGACAAGGAAAAGCTTGACACTTTCTTCCCAGAGAATAGAATCGAATACTTGTCCGTGGACGTGGACATGAAAGGTATGAAAGAGATTAAACAATTACAGAAAGCACTTGACAAGCTGGACAAATCGTGGGACCAGTCCATCGAACGTGCTAACGAGAAGGGAATCGAACTTCCTGCTATCGTTGAACTCCTTCGGCTTCGCCAGCAATCTGAATTGGCTAAGCTCCCCACGATGGCAGAGAAGGCAGTTGAACTTCTAGACAGCGGATATAGCGTCACCATCTTCGTGTCTTTCCTCGACAGTCTCTCCACACTCTCGGAACTCATTAACAATAAATCGGGGAGAACAGTTCCCTACTCCGAGATTAGTGGAGCGGTGACCGGGAAGAACCGACAGGAAGAGGTGGACAAGTTCCAACGGAATGAAGTTCCTCTCGCTCTCGTGCAGATTAGTGCAGGAGGAACTGGGGTGTCGCTTCACGATACCGAGGGAGGCCACCCCCGCGCCGCACTTATCTCGCCGGACTTCGCCATTGTCAATTTGCTTCAGGCACAAGGACGTATCGCCCGCCTCGGTGCAAAGTCACACACATTGCAATACATCGTGACCGCCTCCGGTACGGTGGAAGAAAGAATTATTCAAGCACTCAACACAAAAGAAATTTGTCTTAACGCATTAACATCAAATGGCTAATAACGAAACCAACACTCATAGTAAGTATAGTCCGAGTAAGATGGCATTGCTCGCTACCTGTCCCGGATATGTCCCACGCCCCATGACTAAAGAGGAAGAAGAGGATGACTTCTCCCCGGCGGCCATTGGGACCCGTGTTCACGCGGCCCTCGAAACCAAGAACCCAGATTCCCTTTTGACCAAGCATGAACACATCCTCTACACTGCGGCATCCAACATGGTGGATAGGCTCATGTCCATCTTCGCAACCGAGGTACAAACGGACAAGGTAGAAGTACTCCCGGAACATAAGTTTGAAGGAATCGTCTTCAACCCAGACGATGAAGCACAAACCGGAACGGCTGACGTTCTTGTCCGGCATGGTGATACTTCCATGATTATTGACTACAAGATGGGGATGGTCCCCGTATCCGACCCTGCCGAGAATACCCAGTTCATCTACTACGGTTTGCTGGAAATGGCAGAACGCCCTGAATGTAAGCGCATTATCCTCGCGGTGGTTCAGCCCAGCCAGACCGAAAGCATGAAGATTGCGGCGTTCTACCGTGATGGTAAGGGGCCGAAGTTCACCACGGATATGTCTGTCGTCCCTATGGATGAAGCTACCGCAAGGGGAAACATGTCCGCAGTCATTGCCCGCCATTGCCGTGATGCGGAGAATCCTTATGCCTACTCATCCTCTCCGCACGTCTGCCCCTACTGTTCCCGGCTTGCCCAGTGCAAGAAGGTGACTAGCATGGCCCGTAACTTCTCGCTCAAAGTGTTGAAGGACAAGGACCTAGCCGAAGGGATGATTGATAACGTCGGTACGGCGATGGACAACCCGGAAACCCTTGGCTCCCTTCTTTCCTTTGCGAACATTATCGCGGAGGCCAACAAGGTGCATAAGGACTATGCCAAGACCCTCTTCGCTTGCGGCGTTGATGTTCCCGGATGGAAGTATGCACGGCGAGGCAATACCGTGAAGGTGGACAATGATGCCTTCCGTGCCTACGTCGAGCAGTACATTTCCCCAGAGGAAATTCTGGACAGCATCTCCCGCCTTCCTGTGTCGAAGCTTCTTGACATGGTGGTAGATAAAAACAAAGTTGAAGGAGCCACACGTGCCGAGATGAAGGAAGCCAAGGAATCGTTGCTCGAAGAGCTTCAAGAACTTGGAGTGGTGAAAGAAGTGACGAGCGCGATGGCTTTGCTCAAAATCAAATAAAGTTCTTGACATCTCACGAACTTGTGATATAGTCGCGTCAGAGAAGTTACCGAGGGTAGTTCACTCGCCAAAGAAGCCCTCAACCCAAAACCAAGAATAAACGAATACTATGGCTACTAAGAAAACAGAACACGAAACCTTAGGAATAGACCCGGGAGACGCATTGGAACTGGGAACCCCGGAACCCAATCAACTCGCAACCGCTACGGAATACCACTCCTTCGAGGGCGAGACCGACGCTTCGGATATCCAGATTCCTTACCTCAAACTGTGGCAAGCCTCTTGCGATGAGGCTAAGCTGGAAGAACCGATTGGCAGTTTGGGTGCGTTCCTTCTCAACGGTCTGGTCGTTGCCGAGCGCAATAATCCTCTTGAATGTATCGTATTGAAGGCTCGTAAGTTCTTCCGCGAATACATCCCGTACAACGAACGTCAGCCCGGCGTATATGCTAAGACGTGGAATACGAAGGAAGAGTATGAAGCAGAAGGATTCGACAAGTCGCAGGTCAACCGTGCCCTTGCCATGTGGCTACTGGTTAAGAAGCCGCAGGGTATTAAGGACGCAAGTACCACCGAGGATGACCTTGACGCTCTCTTCACCATTGACTTCATGGGCGACCAGTGGACGCTGGCACGATACACCCCGGAAGGTAACCAGTACACGGGCGTTGGTGCTCCCTTCATCCAGTTCATGATGTTGAAGGGGAACAAGCTCGGCTCCCTGCCCTTCCGTGTGCAGATTGGCGCACAACGCGCCGTCTCCCGTGACGGGAAGAACAGCTACGCCAAAGCGTATCTCAAGTTCAAACCGCACCCGGTGGAAGGTCAGGTTGAAGCCATCCAAGAGATGGGCCTCCTTTCCGCCGTGACCAAGTAACCCCCTCCCGGCTCTGACGGGTTTATCCCGTAGCACCGCATTGCGGGTAAAAAAGGAGCACGTTCCATTCGGCCATCCCATACCGGGGTGGCCGTCTTATTTTCCGGCTTGACTAGTAGGGATTTATCCAGTATAGTCTGTCATGCAGATTATTGGTTGTGACCCCGGAACCCACGGAGCCCTCGTACTCGCGGACACCCGGAGCAAGAAAATCTGGATAAAGCACATGCCAGAGGACGAAAGGGAACTGGAAATCATATTGAACAAACTGCCACGTAGCCGTCATCGTATCATGTACATTGAGAAGATGAGCTATGCCATGAGCGGAGGTGGCAAGGTGTCCAATCCGAGAAGTAGTGGCGTATTGGGAGAGGCAACCGGGAAGGTCCTCGGTTACGCCGCGGCGGCGGGGTACACCGTCACAAAGGTTTCCCCAATCGTATGGATGCGTGCCGTTGGCGCGTATGATACGGGCCTGACCGCCCGTGACAGGACCCGGTGGAAGAACAACCTGAAACGCATCGCGATGGAGAACTTCCCCGGCGCGAAGGTGACGCTACAGAACGCTGACGCTCTTCTCATTCTATTGTACGCGTACCGGGAACTGAACGACGACCACACACTGACCCTCGACAACTGGGATATAGAAAGGCTTTGACCTGTTATGGCTAGACACTTTACCCGCTATGGACGACAATGGGAGTACGGAGTTTCGGAATTGGACATCGAACTCTGGTGCTTCAAATACGCATGGCCCGAAGAGAAGGGAGGGCTGGGCAGGTATGGACACGCTAAGAACGCCATCAACCTCCTGTGGAATTACAAGGGCAGTCCTACTCCCATTATCTGGACACCGTGGATTGAACGGATGATTGAAACCGCGTGCAAATATGATGTGGTCATCATGGGTGGAGGCTCGTCCTCTGGGAAGTCATTATCTATGGCTATCATGGCGACGCTCTTCTATCTGGCCGACCCCGTCGATACTCTTTGCCTAGTCACATCGACTACTATTGAAGGTGCGAAGAAACGTATCTTCAAGGATATTAAACGGTTGTGGCGCAAGGAATTTCCGGGTAAGCTCGTTGATGGCAAGGGACAGATTAAAGGCGTGAACGAGGACGGAGATATTGACGATTCCCGCGGCATCTCCATTATCCCCTGCGCGAACGTCGGCGACCCCAGTAGCCGATTTATCGGTATTAAGGCAAAGAACATGCACGTCTTTTACGACGAGCTTTCCGAATTGCCGATTGAACTCGTCGAGGTGTGGCGTACCAACCTCATCACCAACAGAGCGGACACGCCTCCTACCCTGATGGCCGCCTCTAACCCCAAGAGCCGCACCGATGCCTTTGGTGTTATGGCTATGCCCAAGGATGGGTGGAACAGCGTTGACATCTTTGAGGAATACGAGTGGGAGACCAAGGACGGGATTTACATCCGCTTCGATAACACTCAAAACCCCCGCATCAAATATGGCCGCGAGGATTGGAGCTTCTACACCCCGTTGGACATCGTTCAGCAAACGATTGAACAATATGGGGAGAATAGTCCGTTCGTGATGCGGTTCCACCGGGCAACCTTTTCAGATGATACGGAAGAAGGTTCGCTAATGTCGGAGGCTGAAATTTACGGCAGTGGCGCGGATGCCATGCCCGTCTGGGGAGACGGCGAGTTGATTACCATCGCAGGATTGGACCCTGCCTACACCAACGGCGGTGACCAGTCATGTTTGAAGCTCGCCAAAGTCGGACGAACGGTTGAAGGGCTTTGGGCGTGCGCGGTGTTCCGTACCTATCTGTTGAAGTCTACGTCCGACAAGGAACGGATGAAGCAAAGGAACTTCGACATCGCCCAGCAAGTTGGAGAGATTCTCCGCGCTAACAATGTCGACAGTAAGTACCTTGCCGTGGACGTAACCGGAGGCACTGGTTTCATCGACATCCTCGCCCAGCACGTTGGCACGGACTTCCAGACGGTCAGCTTCGCGGGTATGGCGAGCAAAGTGCCCATTGGCCTGTTGCAGAATCAGGAGGCATGCCAGCAATATAGCAACAAGGTCTCCGAGCTTTGGGGATGTATGAAACTGGCAATCAATGCTCGCCAACTTTATGGCCTCGACCCGACAACTATCGTCGAGCTTAAATCCCGGCTCTACACCATGAATGGAACCCGAATTGCCGTGGAACCCAAGGCGGCCATGAAGAAACGGATTCATAAATCCCCGGACAACGCGGACGCACTAGCACTATTGGTGCACGTGTGCCGGGGAATCATGGGACCGGAGTTCGGTAAGATTAGGCTTGACATTCAGAACCATAAGGTGGTAGAACATCAAGAGGTAATCAAATATCGCGAAGACGGAACTGCGTACATCGAAGCCGCAGACATTGGCAGGTATCTCGGAGGGTTTACCCACGACAGCAATGCCCCCGCTCCTGCCCGCGACACCTTTGCCTCCGACGTAACCGCCGCAATGAACATGCTATGGACCTAAGAGCCGCCGCAAAGATAGCCACCCCCAAACCAATCACTAACGAGAACACCGTTATAAGGAAGGCCATTGAGATGTACAAGGCAGGGACCCCGGTTCCTGTCATCTCGGAAGTTACTGGCCTCCCCCGTGAACGTGTTGATAAGATTGTTGATAGCGTCCAACTCTCGAAGGAGGAACTGGCTATCCGCAATGAACTTCTCAATACGTACACACAGAACACACAGGCACGCATCCTCCAACGCCAAGAGGCGAGGACGAAGATAGAGCTTGACATCGTTGAATCCATGAGTAGCCAGTACAAAGAACTGATGAACAGTGGATTCTCCCGTGTCGCTTCCTTCATGGCCGACGCAGAGATACAATCAATTAAGGATGTACCTCTCTTCCTCTCTATCATGGAGCGAAGCCACGGTCTGTGGGAGAAGTTTAACGAAGCGATTGCGAAGCGCGACATGGACCTACTGTCACAGGTCATCCAGCAGTTCGAGCTGGAACAAACCGAGATAGTGACACAGATGGGATTGCAGGGTGGACCAGTAACTCTGAACAAGGATGGCACTCGCCCTGAACTGGAAGAAGGAAGCGCGGCCCGTACCATCACCTTGAAGCTCAAGAAGAAGGGCGAAAAGCCCGAAGAAGACACTAAATAAACTTGACAAGATTCTTTTTTCTTCTATATTGAGGTCATGTCCAAACCCGAAAACATTCAGGAAGTATTCCGTCGTTGGACCCCGGTAGCTCTCATGAACTTGCCGGAGGAAGTGAAGACCCCAGAAACGTTCCCCGATTATATGGGGACGGATGATGAACCGTTGCCTGTTGGTCATAGTCAGGGGATTCTAACAGTTATCGGGTACTCCCACGATGTCCGATATCCGTATGTCGCGCAATGTGCATGCGGGAATGTGGTCACGATGAACCACAAACATTTAACGCGCACACACTACCATTGCGGATGCCTGACCCAAATCATGCGTTCAGCCTATCTCATTCGCTTACGCGTCGAGGCTATGCGCTCGTGGTGGCAACAGGTTCCTATGTGGCTCGACGACCTTGACAAGCTTCGTGAACATGCGAAGAAGTATAAGAAGAGCCTCAAGAGAACAAGAAAGTACAACGCCAAACTCTCCCATGTCGAATACGCGGACGACCCGCTGACGTTTGACCGGGAGGTAGAGACTTCGGACAATCCCGAACATCCGGATGCTTTCCTCTCCCTCGTGGCTCCATCAGAAGAGTACAGCCAGTTCCTGCGCGACATTGCCGAGAAGTTGACCAACGTATATAAACCGTGGCCCGCAATTCCTATGGCCAATACGAGCGCATACGCCAGTTACAAAAACGAACTGCCCGAATTCGACGCGGCTACCTTCATTAACTTCGTCAACTACCTTGCGGACGCACAAGAGGATAAAAACCTGAAAGGGACCACGGAGTATGGCAATTAGCGAAAACGCCACCGTCTTCCATGAGGTAGCACGGGATAAGGAGGTGTGGGGAAAAGCATGGAGATACCGTGCCTACTACCTTGCGTGGGTAAATGGAAATACCGCAAGGCTCGCGCCTACACGTGGCGAGGTCATGCACCCCTACCCAGACAGAGCGAATCCAACCCATGTGATGGCGTTCAAAGACGTCGACCCCGTACATGGGGTGCGTCCTAAATACTTTCGGACAAAGATATTCTCGAATAGTTCGGAAGCCCCCCACCTCGAGCCTTACAGATTAAATCTGGGCAGTCCTCGAAAGTACCCCTTCTTCTCCTATCTAATGTATGAGCCTCTCGTCGAATCCCAGCTCTACTTCCGCTGGTATCTCTTCCAGCAGTTGGTAACTGAATGGGCATTCAATATCCTGCCGCCTCAAGCGGACACATCCTTGGGCATACAGGCTGAACGCCGCGCCCTCAAAGCAACTAAAACAAAATAAACGACAATGGCTACAATAGCAATCCCTTGTGAACCTCGCGTCCTCATCAACGGCGCGAACATTGCACAGAACCTCATTGACAGCGTTGCGGCTTCCAGCCGTGGCGACCACGATGTTTGGCTCCTGCTCCCTTACCGGGCCAAGGCCGCCGCTGAACCCATGATTAAAATCTTGAAGAATCAGTTCCGGGACCTTCGCACGATTGAGTTGCTGACCCCTGTCACGGATAATTACGCTCTCGTTACTCATCTCTTCGCCCGACTGCAACAGGCTCTGGCTTACGAGAACGCGCCGGACGAACGAGCTATCATTTGGGTTTCCGAACGCGGCAATGAAAAGTTTAAGCCCGGCGCGATTGATACGCTGGATGCAACGTTCTATCGCAAGAAGGCTCCGGTTATTGCGGGCAAGTATTTTACGATTCCTGCCACCGAGAACTCTTATGAATCTCATACCGTGGATGGAACTTTCGTCATGTCCAGTCAGCTGGCGAAACTCTATCCACAGCGAGTTCCCTACGTCACCATCTCCCAGCATTTCCGTCTCTTCCTCGATAAGGTGCTGACCGAGAAGTGTTTCAACGTGGAGAACTGGGACGACCTCATCACTGTCGGTGAAATCCCTGACGCGGACAACTTTAAGCTTCCCCAAGTTCTTGGCGAGGTGACGGTAACAACCCCTGCCGAGGTATCTATCGCCAGCTTCAAAGCGGAATCTGTCAATATGATGGGACAGTCCGAGCAAGTCGGTGGAGCTACAAAGGCTCGCGAAGACTTGAGGAACGTTGAGGACTTGACACCGAGCGTGAAAGTTGCTACACCTTCTCCTGTGAAGTCCAAGACCAAGAAAGCCATGAAGGCTGACGCGGTTGAGGGTGAAGACGAAATTGACAAATAGTAGATATGCCGAAACCAGACGCAAATGCTCCCGTAGGTCCGGGGGTTATTGGCGTGGTTGACGAGAACGGAACCCTTCTCAAGCGAAGGGTTCCGACCGCTGACCAAGCCCGCGCCATGCTCTACTTCTGTCTCACCGCTGACCAGCTATCCATGCAAGCGAGGACAGAGGCACAGGCAGAGCTGGACGGACAACGCCCGTATGACCCAATGGCCCTTTCCGCAGTTGGTCAGAATTATCGAACCAACTACAACTTCCGCACGATGCGGATTGTTCGTGAAAAGGTGGCGGCTAGCCTCCGCGAAGTGTGGGATAACCCCGAACTTGTTTCGGTGCAAACCACCTTCGGAGATAATGCTCGTCGCCCCATTTATTCAGACATCCTTTCCACCGAGGTGACGAAGATGGTCAAGTCCATGCCGGGATTCACTTCCATCATGACAGACCTTCTTCACAACTTCTCCTTCCACGGCTTCGGCCTTGCCTACTTTGAGGACCCCGACACTTGGTACTTCAAGGCGGGCAGTCTGAACGAGTTTGCCTTCGAGCGAAAGGTTAAGCCGGACAGTAGCACCCTTGAGGTTGTGTTTGCTACTCGTACCCTTCGTGCCCATGAACTCTACGATTTCATTCGTGACCCGCAGACCGCAAGGGAAGCTGGCTGGGATGTGGAAGAGGTCATGAAGGTGTTGAAGACCTGTAGTTACAATCAGACGGTACAGCCCCAGCGCATTTCTTGGGAGACCGAGAAGATGCTCAAAAACGGAGACTACACCCTGACCGACGTAATTGGAACCAGTATTCCGATTGCCCACATGTGGGTTCGCGAATTCAACGGTACGGTTACTCACTCCATCTTCTTCGTCAACGGAAGCGGCGGCAATGGTCAGGATGTGAAGCGTGACCAGAACCGCGATGTAGATGACACCAAGTTCCTCTACACCAAGGAAGGAGCCTACAACTCTATGGAAGAAGCGTTCGTCCTCTTCCCGCTGGGCAGTAGCACCAATGGAGATATTCATGCCCTTCGCGGATATGGGAATGACCTCCTGCCCCACACTCGTGTCATTGACAAGTTGATGAACCAAGCGACGGACGCGGCGTTCCTCGGCATGGCGTTAAACGTCTCTGCCACCAATGAAACCTCCCGTCTCTCCGCAATGGTGAACCCGATGGGGGCCTATACCATTTTGGACCCGTCAACGCAAGTGGTTCCTAATCCCGTGCCGAATCTGCAACAGGTTGCCGGAACTCCCCTCGCATTCTTGCAGAACCAAATCCGGGAACGCTTGGGCGAGATTGACGTGAATGCTGATGGAGGCATGGGCCGCACCCAGCTGGAAGCTGAAATCCGTATGGGCAATGCGAGCAAGGTCAGCAATAACATCATGGATATGCTCTTGGAGCACATGACCATCCTTCTCCGTGAAATCGTTCGCCGCATCATCCGCAAGGACTACGATGAAGGGATTGGCGGGTTTAAGGAACGTGAACGCATGCTCCAACGTCTGGACGAAGCAGGTGTGCCAAGGGAGGCCTTCTTCGCTATCGACCTTGACAGCGTTACCGCTCTCCCGCCTATCGGTGCGGGCAGTAAGGTTCGCCGCACGATGGCTCTCCGTCAGTGTCTCAACTACATGCAGTTCATGCCACGAGCTGGGCAGGAACGTCTCATCCGCATGGCCATTGCCAATGAAACGAACGGACGCACCGCACAGTTGTTCATGCCGTTGAAGGATGACCCCAACCCGTCCGAAACCGTGGCCGCCTCTATCGCATCCATCCAGAACAACCAGCTCATGGCAGGGCAGGAAGTTCCGGTTATGCCGAACGAGGACCACAGGACGCACGCGGAAGTGCATGCCAACTTCATCATGTCCATGCTACCGGACGCACAGCTGGAACCCGAAGAGATGGCCCAGCTAGCTCAACCTCTACAGCTTCTGGTCGCCCAGTTGGCAGGACACATGGACTATTTGCAGGCCGCCAAGGAAGTTGTCCCCGAATTTGAACAGTACGAGAAACTGGTCAAGAGGTGCAACGAGGTTATTACCAACGGCATGCGGGCCTTGGAAGCGATGCAACAGAACGAAGAAGCGGCTCCCCAAGAAGGACCTACTCCTGAACAGATGAAAGCCGAAGCCGAAATTGAATTGAAGCGCATGAAGACGGAAGCTGAAATCCAGTTGGCTAAGGAAAAGCAGGATGCCGAGATTACTCGTAACGCCGTAGAAGCCAACGCTAAAGCGGCTCAATCGCTGGGAGGTGCACGATGAAGGCAGTTCCTACCTACACTGTCGAAGGGTTCAAAAGCAACAAGGCGGCGACTGGCCGCCTTGCTGAACTCCTGCATGACCCGGTAATGGAAGAAGCTCTCTGCATTGTTCAGTCAAAACTCAATGCGACATTACAGCCCACAATGGAAGCCGCCGCATTGAACGGAGCTTTCGCGGCAGGGGCTAAATCCGTTATCGCCGCTCTCTTCAATCTGGCCGAAGAGAATGAAGAAACCGAATCCCCGGTAACTATGATGAATCATCCCATGACCGAGCGTAACGCTTGGATTAACTCACTTTCACCCAACAGGTAATACATAAATGGACAACGTAAATATTCCCGCAGTAGCGGAGGGCATCATAGATGGTGCTATTCACAACGACATACATAACATTTTTGAACAGACCCTGTTCGCCCCGGAACCCACGGATTCCACTCAACCCACCAATCCCGCTAACCCCACGGCTCCCATTGAATCCCCGGACGGTACGGTAGTCATGCCGAACGCTGGTCCCCGCATCGCGGATGATGAAGTAGTCAATACCACGGGAACCGTCGTTGACGATGAACAGAACAACGGTGATACCACGGAATCCGGGGATGACGAGGAACAGAACAATGAAGAGGAACAGAACAATGAAGAGGAACAGAACAACGAGGAGGAACAGAACAATAGTCCTAAGGAACAGAAAGCGAGCAAGGCCGCGAGCAAGGCATTCGCCGAGATGCGCGTCCAGTTAAGGGGCGCGAAGAAAGAAATCGCGGACTTGAAGGCCAAGCTGGAAGAAGCGGGTAAATCCTCTCCCAACAATGAAGAGCTTGAATCTCTGCGCGAGATTGTACGCGGCTATGCCTTCACCGCAACCGAAGAATACAAGACCAATGTAACTGCCCCGTATAATAAGGCCAACGCCAAACTTGCGGAGATTGCCCGCGCCTCTGGTGCATCTCTGGACATGGACAAGCTGAATGAAGTTGCCCTTAATCCCGACCTCGACGAGTACGACCGCGAAGAAGCGTATGAGGCCATTGGGAAGGAACTGGGCATTAGCGATTCTGCCGTGTTCAAATTTGTCCGCATGGCTAAGGTCCGCGACGCGGCCATTGTCGCCCACGGAAACTATCAGGCCGAAGCCGACAAGTATGTGGAAGAGTTGAAGGCTAGCCGCGGTGGCAAGTCGGAGGCCGGGACCTACACCGTCAATCTCGATAACTACACATTGGAAGCGATGAAGGAACGCGCCAAGGAACTGGGCATGACCACGGAGATTACCGAAGAGAATGTGAAGCATGCCCGCCATCTTGCCCACAAGATAAATAATGGTTCCTTCATGGATGGAGCACTTGCGGAACTCATGGTCAAGGAATTGGCAGACGCGAGGGCAACGATTGAGGCTCTCAACGTGAAGGTGGCCAAACTCCGCAAGGCCCGCCCCTCCGCTAACGGTGGTAGCCCTGAAGCCCCAGAGACCCAGCCGCCCGCTGGGCCGACCGCAGTCGGGGACATTATTGGTAGTGCCTTTGGATTATGATAAATAATCCTTGACATACTGGTAATTTTATGACAAGAATGGGGCATCAAATGCGGTGTCCCATTCTTGCTTTCCCGCGAGCAAACCAAAACAAACCTTTATGCAGGTGTGAAAATTCTTGGTCCTGACCCTGCCATGACCGCGTAAGACCCCAAAACAAATTCTTCCAAAGAGTACTAGGCGTTGCAAATTAAACCAAATTTAATTTACAAATGGCTACTACTCCTAACGAAATTCAGGCCCAAGAATTGAAGCTGGTCACGATGACCAACCTTCTTAACGCCAACATGTTCAGCACCTTTGCTCGTACTTCTCCGTGGAACTCCCAGATGATTATGACGGGAGAATGGACCGATGGTGTTGGTGATTCCGGGCGTATCGCAACCTTCGGTGCTACGGACCCCCGTCCCGAATGGATGAACATTAACCTCGATTCCACCTCTGACCAGATTCCGATTACGGTAAATGATACGGGGGCTACGGAATACTCCTACAGCCGCTTCATCACGAGGCTTGCCTCCCAGAAACTGGACGTACTCCGCATGCGTCAGTCTTGGCAAGCTAAGCAACAGGCCGAGAATGTGGTGAAGCAGTTGGTCCGTGCCGTCGGTAATACTTGGTCTCGCTTCTACCGTGAGAGCTACATCAAAATCGCCAGCTACAAACTCATCCCCACGAAGGCGGGTGTAGTTGGTCTTGATGTCGTGAGCAACGATATTAACTCCATGCCGGAAGTTAAGCCCGAAGCCGCGCTGAATGATGACCTGATGAACCAAGCTTGGCAGTTGCTCATCAATGAAGGTGCTGGCGAATCTGCCGCTCTGATGGACCAAGGTTCCCCTGTCTTCTTGGCTTACACGTCTAAGGACACCGTGGACTTCATCCTGCGTCACAACGAAGTTATCCGCAAGGACTGGAACTTCGCAGAGGCCGCGGAAGGCAAGGATGCTACTCTCCTGCGTCAGCTGGGCGTGAAGTGGACGTACAAGGGCTTTACCTACATCGTGGACAACATGAACCCCCGCTACACCTTCGACGACAGCAAGCCGACTGGTCAGAAGTGGGTGGAAGTTCCCCAGTATATCAAGGTGGAAACGACTGTTGGTAACCGCTATGTGCCGAACCCCGCGTACATGAACGCCCCCTACGAAGATACGATTATCTTTGTGAAGGACGTGTACAAGTCCCTCGTTCCTCGTCCGGTGTCTGCCTACGGTCAGGCCAAGTGGGACCCTGTGACTTACGCTGGTGAGCTGACTTGGGTGAACAACAAGGACAACGGCGGTAACTACATGGGTACGCAGGGCCTGTTCATCGCGACACTTTCTGCCGCTCCGATGCCTGTCTTCCCGCGTCACGGTGTAGTCATCCGACACATTCGCACGACCGCTGGCCGCGAACTCGTCGGTGCTGACGGTAAGCCCGTTGGCTCTCTGGTAAGTACCCCTGCGGTAGTATCTGGCCTCTAAGCCTAAACCTATAACCCTTAAACCGAGGCGGGCGGGATGAACCCGCTCGCCTCAATTTTTATCTGCATGAAGATTACGTATGACCCTGAAAAATTTGGAGACCTTAAACCGGGGGATGATGTTCAGCTCATGGGAGTTGGCGTTGTTTCAGATGACGGCAAATCTATTGAGATTGTTTCTATCGAGGACCAAGAAATAGGTGACGATGATAGCGACGATAACTCCGAAGAAGAAGAAGAAACCGAATCTCCCAAACAGGAAACCGAAACCGAAGAAGCCGAAGAACTGGCAGAAGGAGCCGACATTGGTTCTATTATCGCCTCTGGCTTTGGAGCATAACCTTTTTAACTAGTATGGAAATCGACGTTCCCACTACAGAACCAGTTGTCCTCGAATCAGGAGTTGAGAATACGCTCATTCCCAGCGAGGAAGGAGACTTTCTTATTACTATCACCAGTGATAGGGGAGTTCCTGTCGTCAAACTGACGGAGGACGAGAAGACCCTTGCCGAAGGTTCTTCCCTCGTAAACCGGGAGTTCAAAGCACATCTCAAAGCCGCCGGGGATTTAACTGTTACGGAATCTCTTTCGGGGACCGTATTAACCCTAGAAGTCCGTGCCGCAACACCTCTGGCGGTGCAAGCAATTCCCGTAGCTATGGGAGTTAAGCACTTGGTGTCTATTCCCACTAATCAACCCGAAGTTCTTTACTTCGGTATTGATGTTGAAAATAGTGTTCAAAGTGTATTAGTGAATGATGGAGATATTATTATCCCTGCGTCAGATACTGCGCACATCCCTGTGAATAGGGGAATAACTTTAACTCCCCTTATTCATCAAGCTAAAACAGTAGCAACTCTTAACGAATAATAATTATGGCAGTAGTAAATCTTCCCATTCCCGCAGAGAATGCAACTATCGCTCGCGGGCAAATCTATCAGCTTACCGGACTGACCGAGGCTACTCGGTATAAGTTTATTGTCACGTCTACCAAGTGCCCGCATGTGGTCATCGCGAAAGATGAAGCGTTGGAGCAGGTGGAAGCCGAAGGGTATCTTTCTGGCCGTGCTTTCTACTTCGCGACGGAGGGTGGTCAGACTAACGCTTACCTCCGCATCGATGCCCTTGAGGGCGCGGAGATTACCTTGACTATGAAGGCTGACCAAATTCCGGCTCCCGAAGAAGCAACTCTTCCCGCAGACTTATCACCTGACAAGTGGTATAGTATCGGTGATTTAGTCGCAGATACGGGGTATGAATTGAAAGTAAGTGCGGAAGTCCCTGTAACCGTATTTGTCAAGACAGGAGATACCATTGCAGACGCAATAGAAGAACCTCCGTTTGTAACTGCCGCAGGGACCACTCGTTTCACTTCCACCGGTACGAAAGCGTGGGTGTACGTAGATGGAGCAGTAAAGGCTAACGTTGACATCGTAGCCGCGCAGGGGATTGAGGGTCTTACCGCTCCCCAGCTTACGACCCTTTCGGACACCGTTTCCGACGTAGCTCTTGTAGGTCCTACCCCTGCCGGATATTACCGCGTGGACTTCGTGACCGAAGCCGACGCACCTGAATTCCAATACGATGGCAACATCACTATCCAGAACCAGAACGTAGTCCTTACCAACGTAGTTGGGGAAGCAGGGGCGCAAGGTCTTCTTCCTCTCACGGCCACGCAGGGTATTGTGACTGGTAAGAACCTTCGAGGAACTCTTATCTTTTCACAGGGAACAGCTCTTGGTGCGGGACAGCGAGCCGCCGTTGCCTCGTTCCAGATTCCTACGGGCGGTGATGCCGGGACCTTTAAAGGGACTGCGGTGATTACCTTCGTTGGAAATATCGCATAACCAACAATTAAACCTTGACGGGGCTGAACTCATGAGCTAAACTTCTATGGGTTCAGCCCCAAATTTTTACTATCATGGCACGTAAACGTTCTTCTGAAATCCAAATTGAAAATTACGTCAACGGCTCTCCTATTACGCCGGGCGTAACCTATAAGCTGGGCGATGCCGACACGCACACCGCGTGGCTTCTTGCTTCCAGTTCTCCCTGTCTCTTCAAGCTTTCCGCTACCGCTCCTACTGACGAACTGTGGTCCAACATTACGCCGGAACAGTTCGTCATCAATGGTTCGGTCGCGGGACAGGTGATTGAGATTGCATCTCCCAACGGTAAGTACTTCGTCGTCCCCACTAACGCACAGGATAAGAATGCTTCGGTTGAGAGCGCACACGCAACGATTGCTCTTCACCCGTTGGGCTTCAACTACGACCAAGAGTATCAGGCCCTCCCGCTGGACGGTGATGGCCCTGTCTCCGAGGGTTTCTACAAAATCTCCAATCTCGAAAGTGGTAAGCTTTACTCCATCAATGTACATCCTGACTTGGGCGGCTTGATGGAAACGAAGCCTAATCCGGAATTCAGCTATGCGCTTTTTAGCGTAGGAGCTGACAACAATCCTAAGGCCTTCCTCGCTGGCGGCAAGACTACTGCCCAGCTGGTCTTTGTGGCAACTGAAACTTCCGCAATTCTTTCTATCGGCAGTACGATTGAAGAAGCGGACTTCTTCGTCTCTATCCGAAATTTTAGTTTAGGCTCCGGTGAGGGTGCGGGGTTTGACCCCTCCCTAGACCAGAATATCACCGGGGCATGGAATTTCACCAACACGGCAGGAGTAGTTCTCGGTAACGAAGTTCCTCTAGTTCTCGGACAGGGGGCAGACGCAGTGAAACTTCACGGGGATGGTAATGGAGCCGCAGTCATTGAGGGGACGAACGCTTCCCACATGGACGTTGCGATTCCTGTCAAGTTCCAAGACCCTACCACTTTTGATGAAGTTATTAGCTTCATTGCCGCCTCTGGCGAGAGGATGAAGTGCATCCTCTTCGGCAAGGAGAGCGGTCCTACCCGTTGCATACTCTACGAAGAATCCAACGGGAGTCTCTCCGTTACTGACCCCAATAACATCAACGATAGGTCAATGGCCATTGATGGGGCTGGGAACCTTTGGTTCAACAAACAGGAAAACCATTATGGAATGTCTTTGTTCTATGCTGATGTCCATCTTGGTGGCTTTACTAACGTGACCGGGACTTTTACATTCAGCAAAACCCCCAATGCCAACGCCGGGATTAACATCCCTCTGACTGTAGGTGCACCGATGGATACGGGCGCGGTTAATCGCTTTTATGCGTTGGGATTGGCCGGTGCTATGTCGGCGTTGGTTCAGCCTATATACCTTAATTCCGGTTCAATCACAGTCACGGGTTCCATCTCTAAAGCTTCCAAAGGTACTCTTACCGGGTTGATGCAGAGATTTTCAGTGGGCGCGGCTTCTGCCGATTCCAATGCGTATGGGACAGCGATTGTCCCCCTGATAGGGCCTAACGGTCAATTTAATTACAGTTCCGTGTGCGGATTTTCCCTTGCGGTCAACGCGACAACCTTCGCTAAATTTACTTTTGGCATAGGCCGTGGTTCGAAAACCAACAGAACCGGGTTGACGATGGATTCTTATTCCATGATTCCGGGAGCCAATCTGGCCATCAACTACGGGGAAATCATTGATGTTACCATCAATACTCCTTACGATACTGACCGCAAAGGGTATGCAATCAGAGTGAGAGAAATCTTTTATGTAAAATCCGTAGGTCACTGGCAGGTGAAGACGACAACCGTATTTCTTCCATTGGGGTTGAATGAGCTGATGCCATCCGGGTTGAACAGGCTTATTTACATGCAGAGCGGACCACCGGACCTAGAAGAGCGAGAGGAAAAGGCGGCTCTTTATATGGAGCTGGGAGGCGGCAGTACCAATACCCTGTTCAAGATAGCTTCTCTCCGCGGCTTCATCAATTTCGAGGCAGGAACGGGCGTAAGCACCCTGATTATTGACGCACGCAATGAGAAAACATACGCCCTTTCAGCTGACGTGGGTACGGGCACACGGCATCTTTATGCCAATGGAATGACCAATCCCACCTATTACGCAATGGAAGCAATGGCCGTCAGTGCCATTGAATCCGAGGAAACCACGGATTTCGAAGATATTAACATCCCCATTGAACAGGCATGAACAACGCAGAAATACAAATTCAATTCCCACAGCCCGGCGACTGGACAAAGCTCATTATGAGCGTAATCTACGCGGACGCACTGGGCTTTACGCACCTTGACCAATACAACGAGACCACGTTGCCGAAGGAGCAGATACCTGCAATGGTTAAGGCTATCGAGGCCATTGCCGCTCTTGACGAACAGTGGCAAGCGTGCCAAGTTTGGGCACGATTGGGAGATATTCCATCCCCTTCCAGCCCGACGGACAATGTGCCCGCAGTCCTTCTGACTGTCGAGGCTACCGGGGATTCCGGGGGTACAAAAATATTTACCCCTGACCAATATCCCCAGTTCGTACTCACCGATAGTGGTACACTATCCTTCTTTAACTTCTTCACAAAAGGATGATAATCATGAGCTTACTCGAACTTCTTGACTTACTTGGCTGGAAGCGCAAGTAGCACATCGCCCCGGAGGGTAATCCCTCCGGGGATTTTTATTGAAATAATTTCTTGACAAATAATAAAATTATTATATGGTGGTGGCATGTCCAAGACATCAAACACCAAACAGATTACTATTGACGAAGTATTCCCAGAGGAAGAGGGACCTCCTCAACTGTTCTGCCCAATCTGCGGCGGCCTATTGAGAGAAGCACATCGCGGCAACTACGTGTTCGTAGAGTGTATGAGTTGCGAATTAGCGGTGCTGGGAGATGACAGTGACGATTATGAAGAGGCGAAGGAAAAGGCATGGCTTACCGCCCGCCAGTTTATTGAAGAACTCCCTCCGGTTCTGCGTCTTCAACCCGGTGACGAAATCCAGTACTTCGACGGTATGTTCCGTCGGCATACTGGAATCGTTGCAGGAAGAACCCGTGTCTCCATGCGCATCCTGTTGGAAGACGGACGAAGCATTGAACCCGGCAGGATAGTTGAATGGCCGTGGGGAATGGAGCAAGCCGAGTAACCATGAAGGAGAACAATCATGAACGCATTGCATCTATCAACCACACAATACTTCGCGCTTGCGGGCCTTTTCGCGCTTGCGGGTGTAGCTCTCCGCGGCTTAGGAGGTACTGCCCTCACCAAGATGGCCGAGAGACTGAAAGCTCACTGGAAGCTCATTGGCATCGAGACCAATAGCTACCGGACGAGGGGAGGAGGATATACGCTCTACGAGCGTAGAGAAATGAAAGCAATGTATGACCACATCTTTAATACTTCTATCCTGTGGACTATCGCAGGAGTAGTTGGAACGATTGTAGCCATCATTGTGGAGTGCCTCTCCATTCTTCCTGCCCCCTTCTTGCTCGTTCTCTCAATCATCACTGCGTGGCTTGCCGAAGGATTCTTCCTTATCGTGCTCGCTAACTATGTAACTGTGGGAATCTACATATGGATGACCCGCTATCGACTTTACCGCGAATACCCAAACATCAAATTCTAATCATGACGAACGAAGTAAAACTCGGAATGATTGTCCGCGTCAACGGCGGCCCTTGCGGTCGCGTCGTGGAAATCGACAACGAACGTTCTTCCTACCCGTACAAGGTACGCTATTCGGGAGGATTAGCGGAGTGGGCCTCTGCTAACCAGATGGAAGAAATTCTAGATGCGCCAGAAGAATCTGTCCGCGCTGGTTGCACTAACGCCGCCAAACCCCGGCGACCGTTCAAGAGAGGGGATAGGGTACAATTCGTTCCTCGTGGCTGGGTAAGCTACGATGAAGAGCCTATGCCCTATCAGGAGTACGCGGTTTACGATGATGAAGACAGCGACGGCTGGGTAGCTATCGATGGAGTGACCACTAACTACTTCAACACCGTTATGTTCTTTGACCTTAAACTAATCGACTAACCATGACAATATTTGTTGGTATTACTGACATCCTCGCATGGGGTGCTATTGCTCTGTGCGCCCTCGCCCTATTCACCCTGTGGGTAATCGAAACCATTAAGAAATACATCAAAAGAAAATGACCGACGAACCAAATTGTTGGACCTGCAAATACAGCCACCTCCCCGAAACCGCGGAACCCTGTGCTTCCTGCGACAAGGACTTTAGCCACTTTGAATCCACGCAAGCGACGGACACCGCGGCAAGCGAGGATGCACGGAGGTGCTCCCTCTGCAAATTCCGCGATGTCCCGATAGTGCAATCCCCTTGCCGGAAGTGTGCTCTCACTCCCGGACTTCCCAGCTTCACCTCCGATACCAACAAATTGGTAGAGATGGAGATGATGAAGCGGGAAGTGATAAAGCAGAGGGAAGCCGAGATGGCTGGTCCTACCTGTCTGACATGTAAACATAAGGGGGTATCTATCGAAGAGGAACCCTGCATCTCCTGCAACGGCTATCAGAATTATACCCCAGATGAATCTGCGCGGAGGAAGCAGGAAGAAGAATTGTTGAAGCGGACCTGTGACACCTGTAAGTACAAAAATCTGGATAGGTCTGTGGAACCCTGTCACTCCTGCAACTGGTATGATAACTACACTCCCGACGAGGCAACCCCATGTGCCGAAGGTACGGACGAGAACGACGATGTCATCGAACCGTGCAATACTTGCACTCACCGGGATAACCTCCGTTGCAATCCTCCATGCTCACATTGCCGACGGGAGCGGGGAATTGAGTACCCGGAATATGAAGAAGCGGAGGACAAGGATGGGGAAGAGACCATCATGAGACCCACATGTGATACATGTAAGTACAAAAATCTGGACAAATCTGTGGAACCCTGTCTCTCCTGTTTCGACGAAGGGCTGGGCCATCTCCTGAACTACGAGGAAGCCACGGATTCCGGGGACGAAGGAATTGTGCTGAAGCACATTGTGCCGAAGCATATTGTTGATATGTTTGCCGAAAGAGTGAAGCAAGCGGCACTCCGGTTCGTGAATGAACGCAATGCCCATCCTCGACCCTGCCCCTACTGTGGAGAAATCCCGGAGGTCGTGGGGGAAACCATCTATCCCGGAGAGGAACATTGCTATGTCGTCTGCAACGGGGCCAAGCTTCTTCCTCATAGCATTTCCATTCATGGCCGCACTCGCGAAGAAGCGGTAGCCCGCTGGAATAGCTTCGTATTAACTATGAAGTCCCAAGAAAAATGAACGCTCACTGGACAACCATTAGCGGGGGAGGATTCGTCCTCCCCATTAACTCAATACTAATCGCGGAGGGAGACCTCGCCGCATAACATTTTATCTCATGAACCTACCATACATTGGACAAATTAAACAACTGCGTAACTTCCTTCTGGGAGAGAAACTCATGTCCCCAGCTCTCCTTGCTATCCTCTCGGACACAGAGCTTATCGACAAGCTCATCGCGGATGGATTCTCCTTCGTCGTACCATATAACGGTGGATATACGACCGCGGATGAAATTCTCCTAATTCCCAATGACGCATTGAACCATGCAACGAAACTCTCACGCTAAACGTATGTACACACTAATCGGATTTCTTCTCGGTATTCTCTTCTACTACATCATCGAGAACAATAACGACAACGACTTTACCCCTGCATGAAGAAGAACAGTAGAGGACTAATCGTCCATCCCGGATTGAAACATCCACGGAGGCCACGGCATAGTACTCCCCCGGTAAAGAACATACCGAAGGGCTACATTGCCACCGGGGAGATTGCCGATAAAATTGGGAGAAGCTCCGTGTGGGTAATTCACGCCCTGAACCGATTGAAGGTCAAACACGTTCGTTGTGGGCATACCATGTACTGGGAAGGGGAAGGAGCCAATGAATATATTCAGATGCAGGTCAAAGGCCTATATGACAATATCCCGGAAGGGTACGTTGATGTAGCTACCGCATTGGAATCTACGGGACTAAAGTCCCCTGCGTATCTGACCACCCTCTTCAAGCGGGGCAAAGTTCAACGTGTACGGTATCGTGATGATAGTGACCCTCGCGGGCGTAGAACACGATTTGCGTACAACATAGTTGACTTGTTGTCCCATTTAGGTTTAGATAGCTCTGACGTATGAGAACGACCTACTCCACAACCAGAACCATACAGAAGGGCCAGAGCAATCAGCGAGCCTTGCTCGGTCTCCTTCTGAATATTGACCTTCTTGACCCTTCGCTCCCTCTCGACTATGTTCGTGTTCTTCTGTACATGCACGCCAATGGCTTCGAGCAGAAACATGAGAATCCTACAATAAGTGAGAGCACTCGCATCCCCATATCTTCTCTTTACTCTATCCTGCGCAAGCTGGAAGAAAAAGGGTATATTGAATACGAGGGAGTGAGGGGGTCGAGGAGACAGACTAAAAGTAAACTAACTCCGAAAGGTATCACTTTCTGTCGTGACATCTTCCGGCCACAAACAATCTAATCAACATGGAAAAGAATAATCTCAATGAACAGGCAGAAGTCGCGGCCAAGCTCTATAGCATGGCCGAACTTCCAACCCCGTGGGACCAGCTCACCGCGGTAAAGAAAAAGCCCTACATGAACATGGCGGGCAAACTAATCAAGGGAGAGGCTGACATCTTTGCCCAGCTGACGGCGAAGTACTGTGTCCAGCTTGGCGTACCCGGCAAGTACAAGACTATCATCTCCGGGATTATTAGTGCCGCCCTTGGAGCTTTAGCCATGTTTGGAGCATTGGGGCAGAGTAGTTGCACCTACGCGGATGTGAGTAAGGACCGTGCAGTTATCTGCAATGGAGAATCTTGTGTAATTGTTAGCCCCGGAAGGTTGACCTTTACGCAGGAACAGCCCAAGAGCGAGGTTGCTCCTGTCATCATTCCCAGCAAGGAATTCTGTAAATAATATGGCAGAAGAGTATCAAGAGATTCCACAAGCTCCTGACCTCTTTAATCATCCCGTACCCTCGGTTCCCGTGGGTACGGAGATGTTTAATGAGGCCCCGCCGTTTGATTCAATGCCGGACCCGATTGCCCCTGTCTATGGGGATAGTGATATAGGGACGTTCCATACCCCGGTATATAATGATGACCCCCTCATGCGCAACCGGGAAGAGAGCATGTTCTCCATCGTGTATAACCCAACGGATTCCGGACCTAACGCGGCGGTCATGTTTGTGGCCGGGGTTATTGTATCTGGAAGCGCAGTTTTTAACATAGGTGGTGCTCCCGGAAATTTACACCCCGTAGCAAGCGGAGAAAGGGCGCCCCTTGATGATGATATTATATGGTATCTTAACGTCAATAGAGATGATTATGGTCTGTCTATGGTAAGTAGTGTGCCATCGCCGGATGCCTTCTTTTCTCTTCCCGTAGCTCGAACTCGAAAAGGAACCAACGGGTACATTCAGCAATTACACAGAGGAGCCGTATTCATTGGTTCTGAATTTGTCTTTGGTCCTGCTTAAACCCCCACCCCCATGACTTACATCTATATATTCACTTACAGAAGAGACCAGCCAGATGCGCTGGAATGTGTACGTTGCGCGAGAAAAACTCTCCCTCATGCAGTTATTACTGTAGTCGATGATGGAAATTCCCCGTGTACGGAAGGCGCAGAAACCCAGTTCCTACAAGCGGGAGCCACACATTATGAGCGAAGCCAATTTAATCGAAGGGGAAATCTTAACGGTCCCGAATGTGTGCGAGGCATCCTCTCCTACCTAGCACAAGATGTTGGAGACGAGGACATTGTGATAAAGCTAGATTCCGATACTTGTCTTCTGTCTGCGGACTGGATTGAAGACATGCTAGCGCAGGGGAAGAGCATGGCTGGATGTAGCTCACGCTATACTGCATGGAAGAACATTTACTATATACACGGAACATGTTATGCCATGACGGGGAAGCTGGCAAAGCAAGCATTTCAGAAATCTTTGTCTTGGACAGATTGGTCAGAAACGGCTCCGGAAGATTTAGAGATATATCGACTGGCTTCCACTATCGTGGGAGAGGAAAACATTCTTAAAGAGTTTCCTTGGACGCCATCGACCCCTTCGGCGAGATGGACTGCATGGAACTGGATGAGCTTCACCGTAACCCCGGAAAAGTATAAACACTTTTCCGTGGTCACCTTCGGTATGGTTATGCCCTCCTTCAAGCCGAGAAGACTTAGGGCATTAGCCATGAAGGAGTTACGTGAATGTGTCTTTCCTTCTGACAATTCAATGTAGCAGTACAACTGGCTTATCGATTTCGTACATCGAAATGTCAGGACGTTAAACTCCCACGGAACCCACGGAACCCACGGCCAAACGGTCACAATGGGTTCCGTGGGTTCTCCGTTGTGTCATACCAATTAAAAATTTCTTGACCAGAATCTTCTCCTGTGTATGATGGCGGGCATGGACAATAACTTCCATTACATCATTAGCGCGTATAACCCCTCCCTTCATTGGCCGGAGAGGGAATCAAACCTAATCCATTACACGGTCAATTATCTTAAATCCCTGCACATCCCCGGCGAGCGCATTACCGTCATGTCCGAGGACCTTGGCGTTCTTTCATGGGGCAAAGCGGAGGGGCTGAACGTTGCCCGCGTCCCTGACGCACCCGATGAAGCCATCCTCTCCATCGCCGCGGAGCATGCGGGAATGGACATCATGGTGCTCGATACTCAATGCCCGGTGCGCGAAGCGGACCTTCTCGACGTTATGGCTAGCCAGATAGCTACCGAGAAGGATGTCATCTTCATCTCCGCATACATGGGAATGAAGCGGACGAACATCGAAGACTACCCTGCATGGACCAGCATAGTTGATGGTAGTGTGTGGGGGTTCCGGCACGATAGCGACCTGAAAGCCATTAAGAAGATGAGAAATATCTATTATGTCTATCATGACGCGTTCGCTGGACACTTCGGAGTGAGCCTCGACTACCAATACGACAAGGAGGTTCTCGACATTGCCGTGAAACGCGGCTGGGAAAAGAGCGCAAGCACCGCCCCATGCTCCGCGGATTATCCGCGCCGCGTGCAGATTAATGTTGACAAACCCAAACAGAATATTTAATCTTCATTCACACCATGAATACCAACCAATTATATTTTGACGGAAGCCTCGGACAGTTCATTCGCAAGGCGAACTACGAACAGGTAAGCGTAAATCCCACGTTGGAAGTTCAGCATGGAATGTCCTCTCTTATCCTCCCTCTTGGTGCGGGATTTAAGGGAGACATCTGGTTTAATTTCTCCCATGCCTCGGCTCTTCTTGGCAACATCTCCCTGTCAAACCCCTTTACATGGAAGATTCAGTTAGCCCCGCTCAACGCCGGAGCCTTGCCTGTATGGAAGACAGTCGCGTCTGGCATGACGTCCCCGGAGAAACCCGGAGGCACTGCTGACACCATTATCCTTCCTACGGACATCTTTGAATTAGATTCTGACGAATATCCTGCCGGGACCTACTGGATGACTGTTGAGTTCTCCAATACGGTTGACTGGACCCGCACCTTCCCCTTCACACTTCAAATCATCTAACCATGCAATTAGATTTATCCCACATCCTGCAACTCTACCCCGTCCTGAAGGTCCTCCATTACCAGACAAGTAGTGGATTCCATCATGAACGATACGATGATGCGGTAGAAGAATTGGGCGGCATTGCCGACAGTTTCATTGAAACCTATCTCGGACTACATGGCCGCGACTGGAAGGTAAAGCCCATGTTGGTGCGTCCCGTGTTGCCCGATACTTCTACTAATTGCATTATCCTGTACAGAAATGTCATCCTACATGACATCGTTCCCTACCTCTACACCATTGCCGGGAATGAACCCGCGCTAAGGAAACTGGCAGAGGACTTCGAGCAGAGTGCCCAAAAGATTTACGGACTACTGAACAATTACGTCTAATAGAACCCATGCCTACAACAACTCGCGTCCGAGAATTTTTTCTTTGTTCCGACGGCCCGGAGAGCAACCCCGAAGTAATAGCCACGGTACTTCCAAGGCTTGACGGGGTTTGCTCCCGCGCCCGGTCCTTGACATGGGGCGTTATTGCCTATTCCCTCTCTCACTTCAACCTGCCCTTCGGGGTTGCCTTGGAGAACATGAGGAACGGTTATTGTGCCCGCGTCGTAGGAACGCCTACTGGGGAGGAAACCGAGGATGGAGATGCCGACGTTACTCCTTGGTTCATCCTGCAATCGTTCAAGACCGAGAGCGGCGAATGGGACTACCGTTTCATGGCGTTGGAACCAATAGAGGCAGGAGCCGCCATTGATATGAAGAGGGATTATCTCCTTCCCGATGGATGGTATAAAGTCGGAGAAGAGGTAACTCTTCGCAACGATTTCATCGCCTCCTTCTGTTGGGAGATTGCCATTCCCGGCGACCCCTCAAAAATAGAAACCGCAAACGCATAGACCAATGGAGAAGACCAACGAGATTAGTATTGTAGATAATAAGAGAGTAGGAATCCTCAAGGTGAAATATGATGGAGATACCTTTGCCATCTTTAACTATTGTCGGGAGGGAGACGAGAAGGAACAGTGTTATCCCACGCGCGAAAGGGCTATAGAAATGGCGAAGATGGTTGCTCGCCATCTCATCCACACGAATCCTGTTATGACAGAAAGGGGCATTGACCTTTACCCGACGGACTGTACAATCAAAGACGAATAAACCATGAACGACAAAGTAGCTATTTTAGAAGACAAAGGATTTGGATTCTTCCGAGTAACTCACTGTGGAAGTGTCATTGCAGATTTTCTTTACTGCACAGGCTCTGGTGAACAAGGATATATGACACGAGATTCCGCAAAGAAACTGGCAACGAAGATTGCCCGCTACATAGTTAGCAGAGGGACAGTTTGTACCATCGAGGGAGTATCACTTAACCAAATCATTTTCAACATCGATGACTGACACTCTAAATATTACCACCATAGATGACCCCGATATCGGATTTTTCTGGGTCCTGCTTGAAAACTGTTGCGTTGCCACCTTTTACTATTGCGTGAAAGATGATAGTGGCTTCTTCACCAAGAAGCAAGCTAAGAAACTAGCCGACAAGCTCGCCCGCAAAATCGAGAAGAGCATGATTATCGAAACCGAAAAGGGAATCAAATTGGAAAGGAACAACATCAATGAATAACGATTCAGATACCCGTATTTATGACCTCCCTACTAGCGGAATGTTCCGCGTCAAGCACATGGGAAGTTGCGTCGCCGTTTTCAACTATTGCGTGGCAGAGGAAAGTGGCTTCTTCACCAAGAAGCAAGCTAAGAAACTAGCTGACAAGCTCGCCCGCAAAATTGAGAAGAGCACGGTCATAGAAACAAAGATGGGAATCAAACTTAAAAGGAACAATACTAATGACTGACACTCTAAATATTACCACCGTAGATGACCCCGTTGCCGGATTTTTCCGGGTCATGCTTGAAAACTGTTGCGTTGCCGCCTTTTACTATTGCACGGAAGGCGAGGAAGGACATTTCACCAAGAAGCAAGCCAAGAAGCTGACCGAGAAGCTAGTCCGCAAAATTGACAAGAGCATGATTATCGAAACCAAAAAAGGATTTAAACTCGTTAAACGGGAAAGGAACAACAATGACCAACGATAAATATCTACTGGAAACCTTCTTAATGGAATACCCGCGAGCAGGAATCATTGCGGTGATTCATCGAAACTACCGTATCGCTATGTTCCCCTATCACAGGAGCGAGGATGAGAAGGGACTTCCGACAAGGGACTGTGCCCTCAAAATGGCAATCGAACTTCGTGACAAGATTAAGAAATGCACGACGGAAGAATCCGACACGGGGATTACCTTCGTCGAAAAGGAACAACATCAATGACAGATAAGCGCAGATTCAAAAAGGGAGACCTTGTTCGGTTCATCAACACAGGAAGGCATCCAGAAATATGGGAGAGCCTAGCGGAGGGTTCCTTAGCGTATGTTCAAGGCGGAGAAGATAGGAACCACTGCATCCTTGTCAAGACCGAGGACAACGAAGGGAAGTGGTATCCCTTCTACGAGTTTGAGCTAGTGGAAGAGACCAAACATGAAGTCTTCGTCCGATACACACGGGACGAGGCTATCATCCTCTTCAACTATCAGCCCGTTCTCCGCATACCTACCAAGTACCGGCTGGGCGACCAAGAGGTCGATATGTGCGAGGAAGTAGTGGACTGGGCTAATCAAATCGTTGAGGACCTTAACGAGCATGTCATATTACCTGATATAAACGAAAAAGAAAAGAAATGAAAGTAGAGCCCGGAAAAGGTAAGAGCAGATTTAAGTACGGCAACATCGTTCGCAGAGTAGATACGGGGAGATGTGGGACCTGTGGAGATAGCATCCCCGTCGATTCTATCCTTCGGGTAGTGTCCGACGAGGATGATGCTGGCGTCGTTCGTGTCCATTACCCGCAAGGGGATGAAGATGAAGAGATACAGGAGGTCATGTGGTATGAAATCGAACTCGTACCCACGGAAGCCAAGGTAGAAAAAGTATGCTCGAATATAATTCGGGTTATGTTGGATGGCTACGTTGTCGCAAGCATTACTCACGAAATCCCCACCCCGTTGGGCACTCTTCATTTCAAGCAATGGGGCGAAGAGATAGCCCGGTCGATGGCTAACATTATTAATCTTCAAATCTCAATGGGGAAGCTAACCCCAGACGGAATCAAAGTAGAAAGAAACCGATGACAAGGAAAGACAAGATAAAGGAAATACAGAAGTGGGCGGGAACTTCACCCGACGGTATCCTTGGTGATAAGACCATTGATGCTATATGGAAGAAGATACAACCCACGGTTTCCGTGGAACCCGATGAACAACCCAACGATTCCCCGGTATCCGCGGGTCCCGTGGAACCTCCGGCCGAGCTTGTCCGCAAGGACATGGCAAAGAAGATTCTCAACATGGAGGACTACAAGATTACAGGTCCCGATTCTCTGCGCGTAACTCGCCTCCCCTCGGGTGATGGCGGCGGCAAGTGGGAGATTGCCGGTATCTGTGATGGGATTGAACCCAAGGAATTCAATCTAATCAAATCCATGATGGACCGGGGCGACAGGGATGCGGCATGGGATGAATGCCTCCGCTATGTTCTCGCCAATACGGAACCACTGGTTGCCAAGGGAGTTGCAGGATGCTACGCCATTGAGTTCATGCTTCGTGACATGACCTTCAACATGGGCGTGGCGGGAACGACTAAGGTCGTCCAGCGCATGCTCGACATTGGTATTGATGGCAAGTGGGGGAAAAATACTCAAGCCAAATGGACAGACGCCATTCAATCATGGGATGAAAAGGAAGTTCTCGATTCGCTGGACCGTGCTTGTCGTGCCCGCTACTGTTCCATTGTAAGGGCCAATCCAGTGAAGGCGAAGTTTCTCTCCGGCTGGTCCAACCGATGCAATGCGCGACATGCTTACGCCCTAACTCTGTTGTCAAGGAAATAAGCGGGGAATTTCCTTGACCCATTAAATCCCAAATGCTAACATGGCGGTGAGGTAATTCCTTGCCGCCATGTTTAATTTCATCGCACAGCTTAATGCTACTGACGGCAACGTGTGGGCATTGTTTCTCACTCGTATCGTCGATGAAATGTCTCCCGCATATCTCGTATTTGTGGGAGTTATTTACGTGGCAGTAAAGCTGGCATATAAGTACCTCTCAAAAAAGATAGAGTTTAGTCTTGACAAGGAGAAGTCCTTTCTCATATTATTGCAAGAAGCTCTAAGAGTTATATCCGAGTTGGATGATTCTCTAGACCAATTACATGGAAAAATAGACAATCTACGAAGCGACCATGAAGAGATAATCGACCGCGCCTTCTGCGCTATCTCGCAACAAGATACACCCCCCTCCGACAGAAATGAAACTATTCAATCTGTTCCGAAAAAGCCCCGAGCAGGAACAACTCGAAAACGAGTTGTCTCGGAATCTTAATCAATTACAGGAAAGCATCCGTGCGTGTACTGAAAAACTCCGCTCAAGGAATCGGTTCTATGCCTCCCTTCCTCTTGGTCGCGAGGGTGAGCTAAAACTGCCCCGAAACCAATGGGCCTATTTTTTACGAGGGAAAGTAGGAATTCGTTATGACGGAGAAACCCTTACCTCTTCGGTTACACAGGTTAAAACTCGTGAAGAAGTTCAACTGCCAAGAATCATTGACGCGGAGAGAAGCCATAAATTACTTGTCATACGAGGATATGTTATTGACAGGAGAACAAACCGCACCTATTATCGGGGCGAAACAGTAAGTTTTCAGCGGGGAGAACCAATGCAATTAACGTTGAACGGACATGTGCACATGTTGTGGACACCCCCGCTTCCCGGTGCAATCATGCCGTTCTATCAAACCAATATACATGGCCTTAATTCCTAACACTCCGGCCTCCAACCCACAGCCTCCGACGATACCCATTGGAACCACGGATTCCTCGTGGCGCAATGGGTTCAGTCCTGACAGGCCAATGGGTGAGCCGATAATTAACTTTCCCACTCCTGTGGTAAAGAACGTGATGTTCTTCGTTGAGAGGATTGCCAAGAATCCCAGCGAGATTACCATTGAATTGGGAACCCCGTTCGTACCCACCGCAGGTACGACCTTCCTCCCGTTCATGCGGGATGCAGTTCTCGTGCATGTCGAACCCGTCAATGAGGCGGCGAGACAGCACGTTTATCGTTTCTACTACATGGTCCCGCCGGAACAGCAGTTCCGATATAACATTCAGGACATGAAGAAAATCCGTGACGGCTATACGTTGAAAGATACTGCCGCTACGGGTAAGTTCATGGGGCCGGATGCAGACACGGAAGAGTTGAAGGACTTCTACGAGATTACACGGGAATGGGTGGAACCCACGGATTCCGCGTATGCCCCGCTCCCCCTTGGCTCGTTTGACCCCAGCAACGAAAAGCTTGACCCTGACTTCTATGACCAGCATTTCTACACGGCATATGATGCCCAGCTGGTATATGAAGAAGTAGCCCAGTTCGAAGAGGAACACCTGCGCAAGTACTTTCGTAAGGTCATCCGTGTGTATAAAACCCTGCCCGGCCCGGTGGTTAAAGAGTTCGTCCCTTATAACATTTGGCAGAAGGGAGATACGGTGTGGGATGAAGGCGGTCCGGGAACAGCCCTGCCCGAATCTGAATGGGTGGCGCAGACTGCAATTAAGTTATCGAGGGAGGTCTGGGCCGCGCCGCTTTGGCCTGTCGACGGTGGAGGGAAGGAACCGGGACAGGCCCGCATTCCTCACATGCCCCTCCTTGAACTGGACAATAAACCCGTTAGTGCTGGCTGGGACAAGGGCAGTTATCCGAGTACGCAGATGTACACCCTTGTATCTATGTACAAACGGAACAGTAACATTGCGGAGAAAGAGGAACAGAACAGCCTCTCCGGTAATTGTTGTAACCCGGATTCCCGTTTTGTCCGGTGCATCAACACAACCGTGACGACTAGCCAGTCCGTTGACTGGACAGCGAACGGCGATGTCCCTGCGATTGACCCTCCCGACCCCGGCGAGAACTGTAGCCAATGGCGTGTAGATTCCTCTGTGGTAGTACATGAAGGATATAGCCACAAGGAAACGCGAAAGAGTTGCACCACCTACGACCAGATTGATGAATTCTGGGAATCCTCGTTCGATAGGATAACCAATCAGGTCTATCCTGTACTGCGGAAGATTGTGCACGAACCGAGCACTGACTTCGATACTGATTGGCAGAAGGAAGGATTCACCAAATACACGGATGCCGTGGGTAATGCCTACTATGCCCGGAAGCTGGAGGAACCTGTTACTCTGGTTCCCGTCACCGTCCCAGACACGAAGTGGACCACGATTGAAAATGTGGAATCTTGGGAACTGACGGTTCAAGAAGATTCCGTAACCCCTACCGAGATACTGGGCATTCCCTATTTGAACTATGGCATGAACGACCCTAACTATCCGGAGTACCAAGGTTTTATGGGCATTAGCGGGATTATTAAGGGTCAGCTCAATAGTTCTCACGCTGACAGGGGAGGAAATTTCGGCATCTATTTCCGCAATAAACGATGGTGGAACGTATATATTCAGAACAGCTATCCTACGTCCTATTCGCCGGGAACATTCCAGCTTGACTACGCATACTTCTCCATCACCCCACAAGGTCCGTGGTACACCGAAGACGGACAGGTTAAGGCAGATATGGAGGCTATTATTCAGTCCACCCTGTATGCTGAAATTGTTGCGGACGAAACTTGGACCTTCCCCGTAGGACTGCTCCAAGGTACTAGCTTCAGGCAACGCGACGCTTCGTATACTTCTGAAATGATGTTCTCCGTAGGGTCTCTTCCTTCCGGGATACAGGGGGCGTATCTGGACATTACCAATGGGTGGCTTAACCTAGTAGTCATAGCTAATCCCAAAGGGTCTGCAATCAATGGCACTATTCCCATTCTGATTAACGGGGAGAAGGCATTCGACATTGCCGTAGAAACTGTAGACCTAGATACGCAAAAGGTTCTTACGGTTCAGAACACCCGTGCCGTCAAGCAGGAATACCATGCCGGGGATTATGTTCTCAATGCGGCGGTAGTCAATAAACTGACGCTATCCTACAGCGGACAAAAGTTCCCCTATTTCCAATTTAATCTTACCCTGTGCGACCTTACAGGGTCTACCTTTAAGAAGGTCGCGACGGGTGGTAAGCTTTCGCGCGTCGTCCTGCGCCAGTGGGTGAACCCCTGTTACGCCGTAGATAGTTACATGCAGGTTCCGGGAATCGGGTACTACAAAAAATATACCACGACAATGAACTACAGTTTCCCCGCCGTGTTCGGTTCGGTTAATTGGATTCCGTGGGATACAAGGCCCGACCTCTCCGGCAGACAGGAGGGCAAGTACTTCCCGCAGACCAAGATGATGCGGGACAGTTACTCCGGCCCCTGCACCGCCGTGGTAGAGGAAGCCTTCTCCCCCGATGGCACGTGGCCTAAAGGCTGGGGCCTTGGGACGTCGGTACAGTTCACGACGAACAGTGGGTATTTCTCTTCGCCGCTTTGCGATTACCGTCTGCCCGCATGCCTCCACGGCCCGCTGACTATATCAGTAACCGTTGGCAGTCAGGACGCCAAGTGGCTTCCCGGCGGGTTTAATATGAACTTTCCGGGGACTACCCACACAGATTGGAAACCTGTGACCTCCTATTACGCATCACCGTGGAACGGGGGCATGATGTGCAAGAAAGTAACCATTTATCCACCCAGTTAAACTTATGGCATTCGTTACCAAATCCTATTTGACCTATCGCAATGTTTGTGACGAGCTTTGCATGCTCATTACAAACCAGCCTCCGTCAAAGTCCAATGTTGACTTCCGTCGCATATTGAAGGAAGCGCAGAACCTCCTGCTCAATGAGGCCACGGTATCCCCGGATTCCGTGGATACCTTGGACTTTGAAGGAATCCCTCGCGGGGGTTCTATCTCCCTGCCCGAAGAGTATGATAGTATTGTCGAGGCATGGTCGCCCAGTGGCAAGAAATACCACATCATTGACCGGGCCATGTTCGAAAGCAATACTTGGTTCCGTTCCGAATATCCCAAGCACGATAGCGGCTATCATGCTATCATGCTGGACATGGGGCTGAATGAACAGAACCTCCGCACCTATTCTGTCCTGTCGGGCAGTAACGGCATCAACGACAACCCCGCGAGCAACGTCATGACGGTTTCGGCACGGTGCGCATTGCGCGGCCTGTCCCTTAACATTTATGATGACGCGGCATGGGAGGACAAGGAGGTTCGTATCTACCCCGGATGTCTTCCTGCATTGAAGGCGATGATGCTGGCCGTGGTCTATAACGAGCAGGGCAATACCCAAATGGGGACGGACAGCTACGGCCTTGCCGTCAAATACCTGAACGACCACCTGCGCAAATATCGTCAGGGCACGTATCAGGCTCCGAACATTATTCAGAACGGCGGCATCATGCAGTGCCCCGGACTTAACCTTATGTAACTCCAATGCCAACCAAGAGAACAGATATATCCAGTGAGACGAGCGCGCGCGGGGGTATCCCCGCCGCCAAGTCCATTAAGCAGAAGACGATGGACGAGGTGCTTCCGAAGACGAACCCCGACATCCCCCTCCGTCCAATGAATAACAACGACCCGAACAAACCCGTCGACGCGAAGGAGATGAACACCATCGCCGCGGCCAATAGTAACCACGGCATCAAGAATCCCCCGGCATCCGCGGCTCCCGCGGCGGCCCAGTCTCCTAGTCCCTATGGGCGGGGGATTACTGAACCAGCAACGCCCGGAGCGGTCGACCCCAACAGCGCGGCCTACGCCGCCCAGCAACGGGCAACCTATGCGGCGGGCATGCAACAAGCCGCGGCGGGGAAACTCTCTGCGGAGGACAGGCTCATGCTTCGTGGCGTGGACCAGAACATAAGCAGGGGATTGATGCCCGTCATATCTCCGACTATGCCGACGCAAGCGACGGCTACGCCCCGGCAAGCGACGGCTTCCGCTCCAACCGCTAGCCCCGACACCTCCACGGCTGGGTTCTATGCACATGCGGAGAAGATGCTTGGCCCGGAGAAGTACAAGGTATTTATGTCCATGCCGGAAGCGCAGAGGAACGCGATATATAGCAAGTTTGTAGAGAGCCGGACCAAGAATGCGCCCGCCGCGGGAACCGCCGCGGGAGCTACCGCGGGAACCACCACTGCCACACCAGCGGCGGGAACCACTGCCGCCCCCTCCGGCTCTAGGTTCCCCGCCTCTGCTCTCCCCTCTGGCAATGCTCCCGTACCCACGAGCGTCCCGACGACTGCGGGTACTGGAACTGCCGAGAATATGCTACGAACCTTGAGGGATGATACGGCCAGTCCCGAAGCAAGAGCACAGGCGCAAACATACCTCCGCGTCCGAACCATGTATGCCCAGCCGGAAAAGTATGGCAAGGAGATTAAGACCCTCGAAAAATTGGAACGAGCCAAAATAAAGGAACTTAGCAACATGTTCAGGAATCGGCTCAACATCCGGGACCCCCGCTTCGCCCGCCAGTACGCCCTGTATCAGGCCCTGCGGAAGAAAGACCCGCAAGCGAGGCTCACCCTCTACACTGAACTGATGAAGGGACCGGAGTTCACTCACTTGGACTTCCGAAAATAAATTGTCATAATTAATATTTCACTTGACCCTCGCCCCACTCATGATAGGATGTTGAAGACCCACATGAGTGGGGCAAACTTATTATACTAATACTCAACAAACATGGCCATCGATTTTAGTACCGCCAATATGTCCGACTTCACTCCGACGTCGGGAAGTAGTATCGCGCGTGAATCACGTGCCGCAGAAAGGCACGCCGCGTGGCAAGAGACGCAAGCGCAGAAACAGCAGGACCGAGAACAGAAAGCACTGGACCGCGAGCAAAGGTTAGCGGAAAAGAGACAGACCCGTGCCGAGAAGGGAGCGACGGCGACCGCAGACTATGACACCTTCCTCTTTAAGTCTGTCGATGACTTTGAGAAGGAACAGGCACAGAAAGCCAAGGATGCAAATGAAGCGGAATGGGACAAGAAGAGCAGGGCGCATACGGAAGCCGGATGGCAAGCCGCGGAAGAGCAGAAAGCCCTCGGTGTCTTGAACCGTGGAAACCGTGGATTCAACTTCGTCGAGATTGATGACGCGAAAGATTACGTAGACCGCGGCGAAGATGCGCTGGTTGATTTGAAGGCCGCTTCCCGCGGCGATAGTGAGGCCCTTAAGAAGCTTGCCAACAATACGGGAATTACCGTTGTGTCTTCTTCCGAGCTTACGCCTACGCACCCCGCCTTCTTATCCCGCTCTGGCTTCGGAAGTGGAGAAGATGGGAACCCCGTGGTAACGGAAAAGTTCCTCGCCATTGCCGCGGACAGAAACCGGGACGCAAAGGCGGTGGCCAAATCCATTGCAAACACAATGGAAAAGGCCCGGAAGGATTACCTCAACTCGAATCTAGATGTTGTGTCTGGTAAACCTACGGCGCAAGCCATCGAGACCGCACCTATTGCTTACACCGCAGAAGAAATAGAAAGCGTCATCAATACGATTAGGCGCGAAGACATTGACAACTACCGAGCCGCGAAGTCTCTCTACAACAAATACCGGGCCGCTTCGACAGAGGGCTTGCAGAAGAAAACCCCCAGCCAAACGAGCGTGGGGGAGCTTGGCGTTGGCGAATTCTCTGATTCAGCACCTTCATTTACTGGGAATGTTTTTGCTGAACTCGCCAACCTTTCCAAGTCTCCCAGCAAAATGTTCCAACTTGTCCGCGACTACGGGGATTACCTTTCCCGGAACAGTGGTAGTTATATATCGGGAAATCGGGCTTTGACCGACATCTCTGGTATGGTGGAGGCAGGTAATCTCGATTTGAATCAACGCCCTCAAGTTAAAAACCCTGATGGTTCCGTGAGTACGGTACGGTCTATGTCCATAGGGGTTGATGATAAAGAATACCTTATTCCCACAGTATCCGAAGATGGAAGACTTTTAACGGAAAAGGAAGCAATAGAACAATTCCGAAAAACAGGGAAGCATCTAGGAGTTTTCGATTCCCCGGAATCTGCTACCGCATATGCGAAACAACTCCATACAGACCAAGCAAAACTCATTTCAAAAAAAGAAAAACCTGTTGAGGATAGGATTCGTGAACAGATAGAAACAGCCGACAAAATCGTAAGACGCCTCGAAGAGGACTACACTGGCCTTCCCTATCTCGAACTTCGCGACGCGCTTCTCAATCCAGAGGCCGCGGCCTCTGCCCTTCTGTCTTTAGTCCCCGGTGCTGACATGGACGCAATACGTGCACGGGCAAAGGTCATTGCCGAGGAAGTTCACCGCCAGAAGGACCGCCCTCTGACCGTCGAAAACCCCGAACAGATTGGCATGAGTGAGGCTATACTGGAAGCCGTGGCCACAAGGTTTCCGGGGGTTCCAAAATCTGCCCTGCGCCAAGCGGGAGTAACCAAACTGATTCAGGACTATACCGCCAAAGCCACGCCGAAAGGCACTCTCATGGATGCAGTCAAAGGCGCACTGGCTAACTACCGAAGCACGGCGGGACAAATTGCGGACGTACTTACCTTCCAACCGGATAATAGTGTGGGTAAGTACGCTGACCCAATGAGTTTGATGGAATGGAGGAAGGGAACGAAGCGTGGCACATGGTGGTATGGCATGCCGGGCGGCCCATCCTTTGAAGTCGGACCGGAGAGGTTGAAGGAGTACATGGACCAGTACCATATTGAAAGTACTCGCGATGCCCTCAACTCCCTCTCCCATGCCGCACGCATGGGTGACTTGGGCGTAGGCCGTGGCAGTCTCTTTGTGTACAACCCGCACACCAAGGAAGTTGATACGAACGCCACACTCGAACTGAACCCCAATGCTCTCTACAATGATAAGCTGATGGACCAGAGCATTGAGGCTCTCCGTGCTAGTGGCGCGGACGAAGGTCTCATCAATCGCACCATTGAGAAGTTCCAGAACCTCCGCAAGAAATCCGCACAGGAACTTGTGAAGGACAACATTGCATTGGACGAGACGCTGGGGACGCTTCGCGATACGTGGCTTGGCTCCGGCTTGCAGTTCAACCCTATCTTGACTGAATCCATGAAGCATCTGGACAAGCACCTTTCCTTCAAGAATTTTTACAACGAACAGAAGGAAGCGGGCAAGAGCGACGAGGACATCCTCTCCGCATGGCAGGAGAAAGGGCAAGACACCATCAACTCTGTTCTCCGCGGGTTACAGATAGGTACGCACAAGGCAATCGACCTTGGGACAAGTACCGCCTATGGTGCTCTTCTCTTTGCACAGAATGCAGTTGGCAGTCGTGCGGCGATGGAACATACCCGCACCCTCTGGGACCAGCTGAACAAAAAACAGGAAGCAGAAGCCGAGTTGGTTCGAGGCAATATCCTTGCGGACTATACTGCGGAAATCGCTAACCTCGGCTACCAAATGGTAGCAACCGCGGGGGCTGGTAAAGTTGGCGGCCTCGCTGGCCGTGCACTGGAACGTACCGCGCTCAATAAATTCATGAAGGCAACGGCTAACGTTGTAGCGAAGCGGGCCGAAGCTCTTGTCCCTGCCGCCCGTCCGGGATTGGCGGGACGTTTGAGTGGAACTATTCAGCGCAACCTTGACAACCTTGCGGCGTTGAACCTCGAACGGGCAGGAGCCGGAGCCGGGGTAAATCTTAGCATCATCTCGCAGGTTGCACCGAATGCTTACTCCGACATCTTCTATACCATTTATGATAGGGAGATGGAAGGGAAGGAACCGACTGCCGAGAACTTGAACAGGGCACAGAGCATTGCTAACATGCGTGCCCTCTTTGGCGCGGCTCTCGTATCTACTGGTAGTACTCTCATCAACAACCGCGCAGGTATGGATTCCTACATGCGTAAGATTATTGGGGCTAAAAACCTTCGCGGTCAATCTCCATTCCAAACCCTTGAACGGAAGATTGCCGGATGGAGAAGCAAGCCATTTAAGGAGATGAACACGAAGGAAAAGACGTTTGCCGTTGCTTCCTATCTGTACAGCACGAGCAAGGCCGTAGTGGAAGGAGCCACCGAAGAACTGACAGACGAATTCCAAGAGTGGGCGTTTACCGAACTGGTGAAGAACGGAGAAATCTCCGAATCCTCTATTGCCACTACTGACCAAGTGATTAGCACAGGCATGAAGATTGCTTTCCTTGGTGGTATCGGCGGCTACGTTGGTAGCCACTTAGCTGGTGAAGGGAACATACGTTTCCAAACCGAAGCCGTTCCCACCCTAGATGTAAAGGATGCTACTTCCATGCTACCGGATATTACGAAAGATGCGAGCAACATCATCGAGGAAACGGGCAAAGCCATTACCAAAAACAACGTACCAGAAAGCTTGGTAGAAACCGGAAAGAAGGTTATCGAGATTGCCGGGGAGAAGGGGGATGCCGCGGAAGTTGCCCGCGAATGGGTGGACAAATCCATTGCCCATGAAAGTCTGGCAGTCTCCGATGAAACCCGCAAGGCGTGGGTGGAAGGAGCAACCCGTATGGGCATCAGCAACTTCACCCAGTTCCGCAACCTAGTGGAACGGGCCTCCGAAATATATACCTATGAGGGCAGTGCCGCGGCAAGCTCATTCATGGCAGAAGCCATTAACGACCTGCCCAATACCCTGTCATTCCCAAATAAGGAAAACCTCGACACCATGCGCACCATGTTGTCCGAAGCCCTTGATGCTATGGGAGACCGGGTTCAGGTTATCGAAGTAGACGACGACCTGTCCATCATTACTACAGGGGACGAGGACCTTGATGCCGCCATTAACGTTATTAACGGATTGACGGAACCCACGGCTACCACGGCTACCACGGCTACCGCGGAACCCAAGGAATCCCCGGTAGCTATTGCCCGGAAGGAGAGGGACAATGCTATTGCCCCCGTTGCCGCTATGGTAGAGACGGGAGTAGTTACCCCCAGTTCCGTGGAAACTGTGGATAACATGGATGCGGCAATCGCCTCGTTCGATAGTAATACTGGTGCGTGGCTCTCCTATGGTACGCCATTGGAGCGCGGCGCGAAGCTCGTCTCCCTGAACGAGATGACCGGGATTAACGCCCCCATGATTACCAGCAACACGGGAGAAACCATTGTCATCGCTCCGCACGCAAGCATGTACAACACGGGCGAGGGAGGGACACCCAGCACCAAGTGGGGAGACAAGGTCTCCGCTCTCAATCTCCCGACGGATGGGACTGGCGCAAATGCCTACGGCATCCTTTCGGACCTTCAAGTTAATGCCTCCCCCGCACAGGCCGCGGCCATTGATGGAGTGCTCCGCGCACTGCATGCCGCTGGTTTGGATGTTGCTATCCGTGCAACCAATGCCCCGGCGAACATCTCTTCCCCTGCCAGTATCACCTACATGAACGGCACGGACGGGAAGCTTGTCGGCGGTGTCATTGACCTGTACGTGAACCGGGATAACCCGATTGAAAGCGTAACGGGAACGGTACTACACGAAGTCATCCACCTCATTGACCGTCATCTTCGTACCACCAACACGGACTATTCCCAGCGGATGGATAGGATTAGAAGCGCGATTGCAGAGAACTACAACAACATTGTCGATAGTCTCTCCGCTATGTATGACGCTAGCGTGGACATCAATGAGATGAATGCCATCGCCGCGCTCGCTTCCGACCTCAACTATGGTCTCCGCGGCCCGGACGAATTTGCCAGTGTCGCGTTCTCCAATCCTGTCATGAACTTCATGGTAGCGGAAGCTAGCGGAGACAATATCACCATCACGGATTTGGCTCGCTATGCCGAAGCGGCGGGAGGCCGGAAGCCTATTCATGTGCGCCTCGTCGAATGGCTTAAGGATTTGATTAGGGACGTGCGACAAACTGCGGACGATATGGACGGAACCACCGCCGCAGAACGCGCGGCTGAATGGGATTCCTATGTGGCCCGCGTCGCGGACATGACCCCCGGCAAGTGGTTCGATATGCCTCGCACTCCGTCGTGGAAGGTAGACGATACGGATTATACTATGGGCAACGGGGTAGATTATTTTAACCCGATGGCCTATGAGACTGACATGACCCGGAGATTGTCCTTCGGCCTTGGCGCAGAAATCATTGGCACGAATGCCGGGAACTGGGTAACTAGTATTAAGAACGGATGGCTGGGTGTAACCAAGAACTGGGACAAGGCTGGCATCAATGTTAAGTCCGAGGAACAGAAGCTGATTGTGCTGGAACAAATGGCAAACGTGAATGCGGCGTATGAACGCAGTATTAAACGCATTGACAAAATCGGCGATATGCTTCAACGCCGTGCGGATAATCTGGGCTGGGATGCCGCTACGCGAAAGAAATGGAGCAAGTCCATTCTCGACATGTCAGGGAATATGGACAACGACATTGACCCTGAAACCGTTGCACGCATTAACGCAGAGGCTCAAGCAGAAGTTCGTCAGCATGAACAGACCCGCGACTTCCGTATCGCGTTGGCTAAGAAGACCGTCACCGATGCCGTCAATAGGCACGCGGAAGCGGTGCGTCTGGCTAACTCCCTTGCGCTTAATAGTGAAGGGCGATTGGAAATCAACGACATGATGCGCCGGATTAAAGACATGAGCGGCAAGGGATATGGAGCCATGCTGGACAAGCAGGTAGCTCTCCCCATGCTCTCCCAGCAGATTCACAAATCGCTCTCCGACCTTGGCTCTCGTATCTCCGCGACGGGGAATGCCAATCTGGAAGCCACCTACTTTGGCCTTGCCCGCGACACGCAAAACTATCTCGCGGATATGATTAACGAGGTGGATAGTCCCTTCTCTATGGATGAACTTCTGGACAGGTGGTCCAACCTTCGCAATGACTATCTCTATGCGGAGAGTACAAACCATCCCGCCATCGCTCCTATGATTCAGGACATCGCTAAGGCACGGGCCGAAGCTAAACAAATCATCCGGGAAGCCAAGGAGGATTTCTACGCCGCAACAAAGAAGGCGGGTGTAACTCGCGCTGGCGTAGCTACCCCTGCCGGTTCCGTGTGGCTGAAACGGGACAACGCTATCCTCAATGCACGCCGTCAAAAACAAGCGGAGTATATGGCTAAGCGGGATGCCGCTGAACAGTGGCTTCTGTCACAGGGGGTTGTAGGTCAACTGGTCCACAATGTCATCGCCGATTCCCGTAAAGAAATTGCCGCAACGCAAATCTCTATTGCCAAGCTCATTGGAGATAGCCGCATGGCTGACAACGCCGCGGAGATGAATTATCTTCATCGCACCTACATGGCCGTAGGACGCCATGCCGGAGACTTCACCCGGACGATGAAGGACATCATCGCAAACCCCAACGGAGAACTGGCGCAGAAATACGACGGTCTGACGAAACTGTTGCAGGAAGCCGCAATCTCTCATGCCGAAGCGCACCAGAGAGAACTATCCGAAAACGTAAGCCAAGTGCTGGACAACATGCAGGCATTGGCCGCGCTCCACGACGAGTTGAAACTTCCGCTGGTATCCGCTCCACCGAGAGCCTCCGCGAATTATAAACTCCTGTTCGAAGGTGTAGCCAAGAACTACAGGAACAGGGAAATTCTGGACTTCATTCAGAACAACTTCGGCGCGGTTCAAATGCTTGCAGACCTGCGAGATGGCCATAACATCAGTGCCATATATGATAAGGCCATGAGCATGATAGCACAGGCAGACTATCGCACGAAGTCAAAGATGACAGAGACGAAGGAAACTCTGGACAGGAATGCCAGAGATAGTTTCCTCGCCGAAGTCTTCTCCGACCTTCCGGGAGAAACGATTGCGGACAAAATCGGCAGTCTTGAATCCCCGGCATCCGTGGCTTCCGAAGTGAACAAGGCCATCCCCACTATCCCGACTTCGGCCATCGACCAGATATGGAACACGCCTGATATGAATGCCGCAGAACGACTGGACAAGACGCTCAATCTTCTCCGGGGTCAGGCGGGCATTCTCATGAGGGCGAACAATATGGGCAACGTCATCTCCGCTACCGACTTGAAAGTGTTGCAGTATCCGGAACTCTCCCGTCTTGCGGTGAACGATGCCATGAAGGCCATTGACGAAGTTCTGTCCAAGAAGAGGACGAATGAAGATGCGCTGGCCCAGCGGAAACGCTTGCCCGAATGGCAGAGGAAAGCTATGTATGAACTTAGCGACCTCACCATTGGGGACGCCATTGGGACATTGCAGAATACCCTATCCATGCAGTCGAAGATTGCCGTGAACCAGTTGCTTGCTGACGAGTATGCCTCCGTACTGAAAGCGCAGGGTGTGGTCGTACCCCCGAATTCCACAAACCGTACCTCGGACATGGTGGAAATCTCCTTGAAGAATACGAAGAATGCGTTGAACGGAATGTACGCCGACAAGGATGTAGCTGATGCCATCTACCACATCTATAGGCCGAGCGACGACATCCTGAATAGCAGGACGGATGACTATAAGAAGGTCCGCGAGTACTGGCAGAAGTCCGGCAAGGGGCAAGGATGGTGGAGTAAGGCGGGTGGCTTGGCTAACCTTTCTGTCTTAATAGCGAGCCCTAATTCCACGTTACGTAACTTATATGGTACAGTAGCTCAAATGACCCATGCGGGTGCACTTCCATTCACGGGGAGTAAAGACATCGCAAACCTTGTCGGGGACTGGGTCCAGTTGCGTAAGCTACGGCGGCTATCACAGGGCAAGGACCTTGCTTCACAGGCTTCCGCGGATAGACTGCTGGCCGCGGAAGACAGGTACAACGAGAAGATTCGCTACTGGCAAGAGCTTGGTCTGCTGGACGCAGGTCAAGGGGAGTTCCTGCGCAACGTCTGGAAGTCTGACGAGTTCAGTAAGATGGCAGGAGAATTTGAAGAAGTGAATGAGGATTCCTTCTTCAAACTGGCCGAAGCTCTGAACGAGAAACAGGAACGGACGAAGGGCGAGGTGGCTAAGGATGCCGCCAAGATGGCGGGCAAAGTCGTAGCATGGCCCATCAAAACGATGTCCTTCGCCTATGGCTTGCCGGACGCGGCGGCCAAGATTGTTCTCTTCACTAACCAGAGAGCGATTGCCGATACCCAATTAAAGGTACAACTGGCGCGGGCGATGGGCAAGGACAACCCCAATGCGCGGGACCAGATACTCCTTGACGCGAGCCAGACTACCCAGAGTTGGGATGCTTATGTGGACAGGTATACTGCCCACATGGTGAAGAGCTTGCTCCCCACGGGTTCGCGTACTCCTTCGTGGGTGAAAACCCTGAATATAGTTGCGGCTCCGTTCTTCATGTTCCAGTACCATACCTTCCAGTCTGTAGCCTACAACCTTGGCCACGCCATAGGTGAAGGGGTAGACGGTGTGTGGGCTATCAATAACGGCATGAAGAAGGAGGGGGCTTACCTCTTGGGACGCGCTATCCTTCGTGCCGCGGGTTCCTTTGGAACTATTTCTGCAACCTCTGCGGTCTCTTCCTGGGTTGCCCGACAGATTATCGCCAGTGTCTTGGGAGATGACGATGACCGTAAAATCATTGACGACGCGGAAGTCATGAGGAAGCTGGCAGATAGTGGGCTAATTCCTGACTATGATAAGTTCGGGGACTTGATTGGCATCATAGATATGAAGCGACATGAGTTCGAGTATTTGAACCTTGAATACATGAACCCGTTCAAGACCATCAGGGTGTTAGCCAAAACCCTGCCCAGCCTCTTCATGGATATGGATGTGGACAAGTGGGGGATGAACAAGGTTGCCGAACTGAAAAACCTGCTGGAAAATACGGTGCTTGAAGAATCCCTCCTTCTGAACACAGCTACTGAATTGTTTAATGAGGAAGACTTCAATTACAAGCATAGCCTCTCCGGTGATGAAAGTGTCAACGTTCTCCCGGCAGTCGGCAACGCAATCCTGTTGGCCGCAGGGCTGAACCCCTCGTTCGGCAGTGGACATACATGGCAAGTCCTTGAACGATTCGCGACGGTTGCCAATAAAAAGATTCCCGTCTACGGCTGGGCAGTCAAGTCTGGTAAACAAATGTTTAGTGATACGCCCGACATGAGTGCCGCGGCATACGGGTTACAGACCTTGGGTGCGGGCCTCCGTCGTCCGAAGGATTTGACCGAAGCCCTTGCCGCCGGGTTAAAGAATGCCAACGCGGCGGTCACTAAGTCGAAGCGAATGAGCGTCCTTCGTCCGGACTTCTACAAGAGAATGGAATCCGGGGTGGATGTGGAATCTATGGAAGCCGCGGAAACCGCGGATGCCGTGAAGAATTTCACCAAGCTAGTCAATAGTGTCCGGTTTGTTACGGAAATTACAAACATGCTTGACCCCGCTCTGCGGAAGGAAGTTCTGGCTTCCGCGATTGAGAGTTCCGGTATGAGTGCCAAGACCTACGGCGCGGCCATGAAAGGCATCATGCCCTACATCATCAGCCCGCAAGCAGGACGTGAGGCTATCGCGAAGCTCAACCGCGAATTGCAGAAGTCTAATACCACGGACGAGGGCAAACGCCTAATCGAAGAGCAGAAGAAACTCATTATCAACCTCATGAGGAAGGGTAGCATTCAGATTGACGGGGCATTGAGTGCGGAGGAAATTCATAATCGGATGAAGCAGTAGTCCTCTGTTTATATCCTTGACCTTCGGGGGCATGGGAGATATAATTCTCCCATGCCCTCTTTTCGTATAGTACCCAATCATATTATGGCCACCCCTCCGGGAGGCTGGAAGTTTATTGTCCCTGAATCCATGAGTGTCAGGCTCAAGGGAACCAAGGTTTCCGCGGGTTCACTGGAACAACTCCGCAAATCAGTCGCCCGTCTCTTCATGAATAACGGAGAACCCTTTCAGGTTGCGCTCTTTGAATCAGAGCTTTGCGCTTCTCTCCCTCCCCAGTACTGCACCACCTGCGGAGATAAGGGAATTGAATGGAAGGAGTATGAACCCATGAGTGCCAAGAAGATATTGGCCTTCTTCGGAACTATGGTTCTCTGGTATCGACGGGGACACAGGTTTGTAGATGAGGCAGAAGCTCGCCGCCGCTATGCTATCTGCGCCTCCTGTCCTTATGCTACCTCTACGCCTCCTCCGGATTTAGAGAAGCAGGGGTGCGCCACATGTGGAGCCGAAGGAGCTGGCCGCAAATTCCTCAAGGAAAAAATTTCCGGGCTTGCGGACCTGACTGATGGGGCGGCCCCTCTCTATTGTACCTTATGTGGTTGCGACCTGTCAGTAAAGGCTCACTTCGATATTGAATCTGACTGCTGGCTAAAATAGTCCTTGACATTATTTCAAGTTGATACATACTTCCCTCCGTATGAACTCAATATTCACAGCAGAAGAAGCTAGCAAGCTCCCCCTGTATAAGGGATGCACGGTGTTCATTAACGTACATTGCGGTGGCATGCCCACAGTGAGAGCCGTTGAAGTATCTGATGTCGCCTTCGAATGTTTCGTTTCTCGTGTCAGAATCGAATACATCAACCACCGATTCAGAACCATAGATAATGGCTATCTCAACCACACTGTCTTCCTCACCTATCAGGACGCGGCCAAGCATGCGTGCCACGATTACGTCGAAGAGATAGAGAGGCTCGAACAACAACTCGAAACCAAAAAGAAAAAGCTCGCCGAACTGATGGCGAGCATTGAGAAAAACGAAGTTCCTGTCAGTTAGGTATTGACATCATAGGTACTGCATGGTATAAAGAATCCGCAACGACATCATTCTGTTTGGACTGTAAGTTGTTTGGGTTCTAAGCGAAAACCCCGGAAGGAAATACCTTCCGGGGTTTTTGTTTTAGTTCTGTTTCGCTTCGAGGGATTCTATTAGCTGGGTAATCTCGCCGATACATCGTTGCAATTCCGATGCGGGGTTTACCTCAACCAACTTATCATGCGCCCAGATATAGAAGAGCCGTACCAGAATGGAATCTTCGGGGCTACGTTGGTAGCTATGGCTCATGACTGTACGCCTGAACTGTTCAAGGATAAGGTAAAGGTCAAAGGTTTCGAACACCTTGGACCAGTGCTTAGCGTGGTATTCGAGATACCACCGTGCTTTCTTGAGGTCTTCAATACGGTCCTTCTTGTACTGTGACCGCATCAAATACTTGACGGCGTTCCCTAACGCGAAGGGAAGCTTGCCAGTAATTTCTATGGTCTCGATTCCGCTGGGGTGGGAGGTGTAATGCTTCGGGTGGTTGACGGCATCGTTCATGGATTCCTTTCCTTCCGGCAGGTCGGGGAAAGCCTGTGAGTTTACCTTGGTTGAAACGATTGCGTTGATTGCTTCGTGAGCGTGCATACTATTTGGTGAGGTGCTTGTAAATTTGTTTGTTGATATATTTGCGAATAGACATCTTAGCTATGACGAAGAGGCGGGGAGAGGGTAGAGTTAAACATCCTTCTTTGACTGTCCACTTCCTTGTAATTCTCCGTGCGAACTTGTACGCCTTCCTGCATATTTCCAGAGCCGCAGAGGAACTTCCAACAAGAGCCACAGGAACTTTACTGTTGATGAAATAGCCATGAAATTTAAACTGGAAGAAAAAGGAGTTGTCCCCCTTAATCCAGCTAGGGATTTCATCTGGGGTAGTTTCTCCAACTGCACCAGTAGATATTTTATTGGATGCAAGGATGCGACCATAGGTTAGTTGTTCCTCGGTCAGTTGTTTCTTCGACCGGAGAGAGGCATGGATAAGTTGCTTATGTTCAGGCATGATGCGAGACCGAAGCTTGTTAGCTTTTGTCTCCCTCAAGAACTTCTTTTGCTCCGCGGGGCTATCTCGATACCAGTAAAATTTATCTCCATATTTCTTGCACTTAAACCTTCCTCTTCGACGCTTCCCACAAGGGTGTTTCATGTTGGCCGCCATCTGTTCCCGATACTTCTTGAGACTTATTTTGCCCATAGTTCTGGAACGGAATGAAGTCGGTTAGTATCAACGGGGATGTCCTTGAATGCCCATGCGAGGTCGTACTTCAATTCCATCTTTTGCCGGAGGGCCAGAAGGAGCGCACGGATTTGTGGCTGGGCCGCGCCGTCCAATCGCATACGGAAGATGTGCCTCCACTCACGGAGGTTAGCAGTCACGCCAATCACCGTAGCCGTACAGTTCGGAAGCAACCCCCGCGCTTCTTCGGGAGGCAGTCCTCCTTGGATAAGTTCCACGTACTTCTCCGCAAGGTTCTGGCAGGTATCCTTAAACTCTTCAATGGTCTTCGGGTCAACCTTCTCGTCGTTAAAGAACTGCGGACGGGTGAAGCAAATGATTCCCTTCCGGGAGTAGTTGACATAGCGTTGGCTTTCTTGGGAAAAAACGGCATGCCTGTGTCGCACCAACTGATGTGTCACTGCCCTGTCCGTCAGGAGGACTGCGGGAATATTGATATGCTCGATGACACTTTCATGTCCGCGGTTAATGATACGGGAGAGAAACGCAATGGGGTCGCCCTTCGGTTCGCTTTTATAGCAGATACGACCCATTATCTCTGCGGCCTCAACCTGTTTATCTATTACTGATTTAGTTAGCGGAAGTGTGACTTCCTGATTTATCCAGAGAACGTTGGGGTTTATATACTTTACTTTGGTCATGTTTGTGTGTGTTTCTATAATTACCGCTTCAACGATTCGCTACACTAGAAAGAGAATATCTCCTTTTTGTGGAACTCGAATCTCCACGGTCGTTGGCAGAACTTCTGCCTGTTTCCCACTCCCCGTGGGTACAGAAGTTATCGATGTTTATAGCGGCATTTACGTCTCGGTCAAGACTAAATCCGCAAGTATGACAAACAAATGTTCGTCTATTCAAATTCTTCATCTCCTTATTCCGCGCACCACAGTGTGAGCAAAGTTGGGATGAAGGATAAAACCGAGAGACCAGTTGAAGGGAACGTTCATACCATTCGCACTTGTATGATAATTGTCGCTTAATCTCAAAGAAACTAGCGTGCGCGATACTTGCGGCGAGGTGATGGTTCTTCATCATCCCCTTCGTATTGAGGTCTTCCATTCTTATTACTTGGTTCTCGCTAACAAGAGTGGAGGTGGTTTTATTTATGAAGTCGTTTCGCTGGTTGGAAATTTTACGATATAGGATGCGCAGACGTTTGCGAGCCTTAAGCCTTCTCCGTGAATCCTTCTTCCGACGAGATACAATTCGTTGTGCTCGTTTCAATCTGCGTTCCACTCTACGATTCCGTTTAAGGTGAAAGGTTGTACCGTGTGAGGTAGTAACCGCAGTCTTAACTCCGAGGTCAATACCTACGGATTCATGAATAGGAGCAGGTAACTCTTTTGGAGAAGCATCAAAGAGGACAGAACAGTAGATATAATCTCCGTCTGTGCTAATTGTCGCACGTTTGTATTCTACCTTCGGAAGATAGTTCCTGTTGTAGAATTTAACAGAGCCTATCTTTGGAAGAAGAATGTGGTTACTATCCTTGAGCCTAGGATAGGAAGGCGTTTTAGTGGAGTATGATTGCCTACTATCTCTCTTGCTTTTGAACTTCGGATACTTTGCTTGTCCGGTAAAGAATTTCTTGAAAGCATCGTCGAGGTTTGCAAGAGTAAAGGGAAGGATTCGAGAATCCACATCCTTTAGCCACGCATATTTCTCATCCGTGTTCTTCAAATGGATTAGCTTCTTATTCAGGTCAAAGGCCGTCGGCCGCTTTTCCCTGTCCTTCTTTTCCTTATCCTTATTCTCTTCCCAATGCTTTATGAGTTGTTCCAGTCCCCAGTTGTAGATAAACCGAGCCGCGCCAAAGTTCTGACGAAAGAACTCGGCTTGCGCTTTATTCGGTTTTAGTCTTACTTTGTGGGACTGGAACATTGTTGAGATGGCGTTATCTTATCAGAATTTTATCGCCTGTCAAGAGAAGTTTCTTTGTTGAACGTTCATGAATTAAATGTTTGGCTTTGTAGTTTGCGAGTTCAAGAGTGGGGAATGTCCATCCATACTGGCCCCACTCACTGGTGCTGGGGAGGTATTCATCTCCGGCTTTAACCTTGATGAAATCATTGTCCGCTTTGTGCTGACGGACGATGACAACCTCATAATTGTTTACCTTCCCGCTTCCTTTATGGGTTAGCTCATAGATGGCAACGCCAGCCTCACGGAAAATGAGGCGACAGGTGAAGGGGTTACGGGTAAATTCAGTGAGAATTTTCTTCATTCGTAATTGAAGGGTTAATCATTTGCATAAATTCTTCTTCTGTAATTGAAGGAATCTTATGGAGCCTCGCAATCTTTTGCTTGTGCTCCCCCGGTTCCTTACCGACAACAAGGTAGTTGGTCTTCCTTGACACGTTCTCCTTGACCGTGCCTCCCATGTCCTGAACGAGCAGGTTATATACATGGCGAGGCTGGGACAGGGTTCCCGTGATGACGAAGTTTACTCCCCGCAACGCGGTGCTCTTGGGAACATTGCCCTCGGCATTGGGAATATCCCCTGTCATAACCATTGCCGTCATCTCGTTCCACGTTGGCACGGTCTCCATGTAATTCAGAATTGCCTCGGTCATCAGAGGGCCGAACTCCGCATGACGCTTGTTCCTTAAATCTTCGGGGAAGAGAGTGAGGAAAGAGTAGAGATTGGGGTAAGCATAGGAGAGACTTTCCGCACGGGTGCAACCGACATGGGGAATCTCCATTGCAGTAATCCATTGAGCAAGGGTTGCATGGTGCTTCCGTTCCTCCACGATTTCAAGGAATCCTCTGTACCCTTGGGTTCCGGGGATTCCGTTGATGAGATTGTCCATCGTGCCGGACATGAGAAGCAGGAACGGGTGGTGGAGGTAAGCAGTTTCTGCGGTCGGAGGCTCTACATCATTCTCCCCGGCGAGCAGTTTGTCTGCAATCATACGTGAGAATACAAGTCCCATGCCATCGATGTCCAGTGCGTTCTTACCGCATGCGTATTCCAGCTTGGCCGCTACCTTATCCCTGCACAACGGATTGGTACAGAAGATGTTGAGGTCACAAGGGAATAACGTGGAGCCACAACAGGGGCAGGTCAGAGGGACAACGGAAACCGTATTGTCACAGCCGCGAACCTTGCGGATGTACGGAATAATCTCCCCTGCCTTAACCACCTCCACGGTATCACCAATGTGGAAGGATGCCGCATTAGCCACATTGGAGAGGGTAGCACGGGAAACGTTGGTTCCACCAATCTTCACCGTATCGAAGACAGCAACCGGAGTTAATACCCCTGTCCTTCCTACTTGCCAAATGACATCGCGAAGGGTAGTCTCTACGCCCTGCGGGTTGAACTTAAAGGCTACAGCATCCTTCGGGTGATGGGCGGTAGCCTCTCCCGCCGCGGCAATAGCATTCTTCTGGTTCAACTTAAACACAATACCATCAGTAGGATATGCGATGTCGTCGCGCAGGTACTTGGCCATGTCCCGGATGTATTCATCCGTCAGAGCTTCGCCTTCTGGCCATTCATTGGGGAGAGTTACGAGGTCAAACATTTCCATCAGCCATCCACGCAGTTCCATGCGGGATTCAACACCCTCCGGGAAGGGACTTGCATCGAACGGGATGAAGGTAATGAGCCAGTCAGACCACTTGAGCTTATTGTTGCGGAGTTGACCGACGGCACAGGCGCGGAGGTTGGAGTACCCCATGCTTTCCACCTGCCCCTCGTTGCTCTTAGCCACAACCACTTCCCCACGGATAGCTCCCGTGTAATTGCCATAACTTGGCGGGACCATGTAGAGAACCTTATCAAGGGGGATTACTTCCCCCTCGGTTCCGTTGCCACGGGTAACAGCCTTGACGAGCCGCCCCTTTTCAATGTACAGAACGAGGGTGAGGCCATCATACTTCGGTTCAACCACGACATCACGTCCGGCAATCCAGCCGCGAAGCTGGTCCATACCAATTCCGTCCTTGCCCTCATGAATCTTGGCGAGAGACAGGACGGGATTAGGATGCCGGAAGGTCTTGGCTCCCCGTTGTACGTCGTCCCCAAGACTATCGAGTTCCTTGGATTCCGGGGAACGGGAACGCAGTTCTTCAACCAGAGTATCGTAAACCGTGTCGGGAATGAGGGTCTTCCCCTCATTGTAGTAGGAGCTATTGAAGAATGCAATCGCTTCCTCCAACTCCTTCACGCTCATGTTTTTAGGATTACCTATCTCCATTGTCGTCTTCCTTTCCGACGTGTATGATACCTTCGCTAATGATTCTGTCAAGCTCTTTCTCTACGGTTTTTTGACATGTTTCCGGGTAAGGAACCTGAAGTAAAATCATTATCATGTGAAGGTACTCCTTCTTTGTTGGTTCTGCCCTATATATCTCTGCTTGCCGACATGCGCGATGGCATACACGTTCAAGCAGGGCACGGGCAATTATACGATAATCTTCCTGTTCACTAGTCGTTTCCATTGCTTTATGCCTCATGGGGCAGAATAATTTTACGGGCGTTAGCTTCCTTCTCGGCAAGCTCCGACTTATCTACGAAGGTAAGAGTGGATTGTTCCATCAGGTTCATGGAAATTACATTGCTCGCCACGGAGAAGAGACGGAATGCGGAGATGCCTCCCTTCTCTTCATCAATGCGGTCCGGGTCGTTCTGACTAGCATACGCTACCAAGAGGTGAATGGCCATGAAGAGGACGAGTGCCTTAATCATAACGTGGGAATCTGTAAAGATATTGCACGCCTTGCCGGGGTTCTCAAGCTCCTGCATAAAGGCAATGTATTCCTTCACAGTGACGAGGTTCTCGGCGACTTCTGCCATGATGAACTGAACTCCCGCCAGCGGCGGGGGTTCAATATCAAAGATGTTGGCGGCGTAGTCACCCAGTTCAAGAGCCTTCTCGGCAACCGCATCCGCGGGCGCGTCGAGGGGCAGGTTGAAGGTAGGGACTGCATCCCACTCCCGTTGCAGTCTTTCCTTCAACACGATAGACTTCGGTTCGGTGAGAATGCGGGCTACCTCTTCCTGAATATTGTCGAGGCTCAATTCGTTTGGTTCTGTGGTATTCATGTACGGATAATAGTATCTGGGTTTTATTACTTGTCAAGAAGATTGTTGCGAAAATTGTGACAGCAGAGAAAGGAGTTCGTCCTTTGCGTCCTCTTCGCTATATTGGGGAGAGGTGGCGAGGGGACAGCTTATGCATTCCCAATAAGGGGCGGGTCTCCATTCCCGTTCATAGTTGTCATAGTAACAGACGTCGTTGCTTAGCCTCATGAGGCTTCCGCACAGAGGGCATTCATATTCTGGGTCCATACTTCTTTCTGGGATTTATTACTTGTCAAGCTCTTTCTTTTCGTCTTTAACTATTTCATTCAGAAGATTGCAGAGGCGTTCCATTCCAGTGGTTCCCTCCCATGAAGGGTCGATGTGTACGGGCTGGTTCTTCTTGAAGTCCCAAAGAACCCCGTTGATAAATTTGAATCGATGATGCAGGTCTATTGGTCTGATGAGAAGGAGGGAGGCAGGGGTTACTGCTTTGATAGTCCCTGTACATTTATCCTTAATACCTACAAGAACGGAATCCTTCTCGTCCTCCATTACAGTCCATTTACCTATATGTTCTCTACAAATTACCACGTCCCCCTCCTTAAACTTCCGAAGAGGTGCAGGGTAACATTTGATTGCCTCTTCATGACGGACAACTGCCTCACCCGGAGGGAAAGCATTTATGACCTTGTATTTGTAGAAGTTCGGGGAAAGTTCGATTACCTGTCCCACGTAATACTGTCCACCCAGTTCTCTGACAATGTAGTCACCGGGGTTGATGTCCTCGTCGATATATTTCTCTAATTCTTTGGGTTCTAACATATTCTTGATAGAAGTGGTTATAACTTTTTGGATTTCGTTCGTATTGTTCTTTTTGTTCCTGCATTATCTTCCGAGTTAAACGGGAAACCCGAAGGAGTGCAAGAAATTGTTGGGTTAAACTCTCAAATTGCATTGGAAGGAACTCTTGTGGAGTGAGAGGATTTCCTCATTGGTCAGGTCCCCCATGTTCAGCCGCATGTAGTCGGGAGCCATCGTCAAAATCGGAGTGCCTTCGACTGCTAAGGGGAAGCCCATCTTGGCAGAGAGGACTAGCGAGGGGTGGGCCTTAAACATAGCGTCGTAAAGGGTTTCGCTATATCGAATGGTGTAATGTCCTCCGAAATTTATTTCGGTGGCATACGTGCAATCCTTGCCACGCCGCGTCTCTGGCGCGTTTAGCCGGAGGATGCGCACCGTGTGGTTCTCATACGCCTTTGGGTCATAAAGTGTGCGGACGATGAAGTGAGTGTCTGTCATGATTACCTTGCCGATTCCGAAGGCTTCAATCAGGAACTTAGTCCGCACGGATTGGAGATTGTCAGCCTCCGGGTTCCGGGGAATATAGAGTTCAGATTTAGTCTTGGTGGGAAGGATAATAGTATCCCAAAGTTCCCCGGTGCTTCCCTCATTATTTCTAGTCCAAGAATGAAGGAGCATGATTTGTTGAGCGAGTGCGATAGGTTTCATATCTGTT